TCAGCACTGGACAATGTCTGAAGAGCACCTTCAAACTCGCTTGCAGTTGGGTCTGTTCCGTCTGAACCACCAATAAGAGGAATTACCGCTATGGACGGAGTTCCAGTAATATCAAGAACAGACCAACTTATGAACTCAGATTGCAAGTTAACTACGGTTTCAATAAAATCGCTTGAGTCGCGGTTGTTGAAAACCAAATTAGTATACCGCTCTAGAATAAGGTCGTTTGCAACGTTTGACCCAGTTCCTGGAACAGTCTCCTTGTAAACAGTCAAGTCGTAGTAATTAGGCTGAGTACTAGCAGTTAGTTGAACCCTAAGGTTGTTACCGTCTACACCGCGAGACTTGCTTCCTACCGAGGAGCTGTCTTCGACAATGTTGGTAGAAGGTATCGATACTGAAGCAAAGCTGGCATCATCTGCCAGAACTCGCCTTACGTAAAGCTCATTTCCACCGTTCTGGAAGAAGTGACCTACACCAAAGGTGGCTGGGTAAGCGTTGTTGTACCCGCCAAATCTCTTAGTAAATTCATACCAAGAGGTGACGAGAGTTACGTTTTCAGTTCCTTGTGGGAAAACACCAAGAACTGCACCTGCAGCCTCCGCAGTGCCTGACGAGGCAATTGGGGCGGGCAGTAGGCGCTCAGTTATGTAAACGCCTGGACGACCGTATGCGGTCATATTATCTCCTTAATAGATAGTTTAATTCAGGGGGTAACGTATGGTTCCGTAATAGTTTGCGAGCCAAGCGACGAATAGTAGGGGGAAGTAGCACGACCACCAGCTCTTTCAGCTGTTGGAGGGTCAAGATGAACACTTGTAACTTTGTAAAGCTGAGTGAACTCATCTACAGTAACTTCACTAGACACGCGAACAGTTACTGCGTTCATAAACAAACGCTTTCCTTGTTCTATCATGTCCCGCTTAGTCAGGTCCAGCACGTCTAACCGACGGACTGTGTTGTCGTCCACTTCAAGGACGCCAAATCTCATTGGTAACTTTGTAGCCATAAGCTGTGCCATAATCTGGCGGTCATGGCGTGGGTGTCGAGCATACGAAGTTATCTGGTAGTCAATGTTGACTGGGATAGGAAGGTCTGCCTCTAAGGCGGTGTTATTGGGCGTATCTTGCCCCTCAAATAGGTAAGGATAGCGCTCAGAGCTAGTTTTACCGCGCATTTCTCTAGAGGTGTCTCTTATGACATCAACCATGTCAATGGTTACGTAAGGATAGGACTGGCTTCTAATTTCTTGGTCAGGCATGCCAAACCAAACTCCGACGTCTCTGGGGACATCTTCGCCACTTGCTTTCTGGTCACTAACTTGCATCCCAATAAGCTTTTCTCTTAGAGCCTTATCTTCACTTAGTAAGAAAGTCAAATTAAGTCTCCTAGCTTCTCTTCTATACGGTCCATGTAGGTAGACATCAAAGACGCCTCAGAGTTTAAGAACTTACGAATAGAGGCACTAGGCCTAATTGATTCAGAGCCAAACTCTAAAAGCTGTGCTTCAGCTACGTTAGGACCCTCGTATTTGACCGTGAATGACGAGCCATTGCGCACTATTTGGACGCTATTAGCAGCATCTGCTGGCCAACCTGAGCTTATTAAATAGCTTCTAAGGTTTTCTGTAATAACAAAGGCAGCCTCTTCGCCAGCCTTAGTGAGTTCATCAAAAAAGTTTGCCATTAGGCCTGCCCTTATAAGATTCTGGCTGGACGAACTCTCGATTACGGTAACCCGCGGCTAAGCCCATGATGTAAGACTGAGGCTGTTTTGGACGATACGTAGTACTTGCTTGGTAAACTCCACGAAGGAAGTTTTCCTGGTCAGCATCGTTAAAATCAGCAACTCGTTCCCACCAAGGCTTTTCTTGAGAAGTACGCATAGCAGAATCCTTTTCAGGCGCAGGTCTAGCCGTAAGGCTAGGTAAGCACCCGCACGGATGCTCACCCTACAAGGATAGGGAAAAACGCCTAATAAATAAGGCTAAATGTATCTAGTAAGGCTGTCATTATTTTGCCTACTCTTTAAAGAGTGGCAGTTGACACAAAGGGTCCTTAAATTAGAAATTTCATCATTATGGTGGTCTCCATCTATGTGGTCCACAGTTAGCTGGCAGTCATCTTCAATGGTAGCGGTGCACCGCATGTTTTCGCAGTAATCCTTTTTGTGAATTATGTATGGGCGCTCAGCTAGCGTCTTACCGACTTTAAACTGTCTATAGCAGCGGTAATGCTGCTTTTGATTAGGTTTTTGTTTGTAGGAAGTCTTTACACGAACATTATTGCCACAGACAGCGCAGTCTGCGAGCAGCTCATCTTCATTGATATTAGAAAGCGAATGTTTCATACCACTTAGTTTAGTGTTATAAAGCTGTTTTTTTGCCGCATCTACAGTTGTTGCACTTGCACTCTGGCATTACTTTGTGCTCCTTGCTTTTCCTCTAGAGTTTTTCATGCGGTCAGAAAGCTTCTGATTTCGCTTCATCTGCTCTTCTTTTTTATAAGAAGGCTTCTTGGGGTCTAGTCCCTCAACCTTGCGTGCTGGTCTTGCCATTACTTCTTACCTGCTCTTCTTTTGTTTTCCTTAGCGGTGTTGGCCCCATGTGCCAAAGGTCTTAAGTTACTTTTGCGGTCATCTGAGTGGTTATTGTTCTTGTGGTCTACGTCTACGTTTTTAGCCAGCTTGCGGCCAGCCTTAGTCTCATAGTCGTCACGAGCCTTATTCTTAGAAGTAGTCTCCCACCCGTCCTTAGTCTTAGTCTTAGTGACGTAGATTGGGCGGCCACCATTTTGTTTAGAGCCCTTGTACGGCCCAAACTTCTTCTTAGTACCTACTGGAATCTTTTCAGCCATTACTTAGCCTTCCTGTGTCCCGCTGTCTTTTTAGCAATCTTCTTAGGCTGAGCTACGAATTGCTCACCTTTTTTATTTCCCGCAGCTTTAGCTCTATTGGTAGACTTCTTTTCCGCAGAGCTAAGGCTTTCCCAAGCTTTTTCAGGAAGATAGCGCTTTTTACCCTTAGAGGGTTTGCCATCCGAGGTTTTCCATTTTTCATCGCCCCAGTTCTTAAGGGACTTTTGAGACTTAGCTAAGGCCATTAGTTCTTGTAACCCCCGCCAGCTTTCTTGTACTCAGAAGCTAAAAGCTGTGCCTTACGAGCCGACCATTCGCCTGGGTCTCCACCCTTACTGCCAGCTTTAATGCGATTAAAGATAGTCTTCCTAAGCCCAGGCTTAGTGTAGTTACCTGCTTCGTTTACTTTTGACTTAGCCTTAGGCTTAGCTTTTTCAGCCATTATTTCTTCTTCTTTGCGTCAAGTCGCTTGGACATAGCAGCTGCTTTTTTCTTAGCGTCAGCTTTAGAGGAGGCCCCCCATGCCTGAAGAGACAGCAGTAGGCGAGTAGGGTCGCCGTTTGGCTTCTTCTCAGGGCCAGGATTACCGCCCATGCGAGCTAAAAACGAAGCACGACGAGGGTTGTCACCAGATTTAACAGGGGCTTTTAGATTAGAACCAGGATTAGCTTTTTCATAAGACTTGCGGCCTTTTTCATTTAGACCACCCGACTTAGCTTTACCTTCTTTACGTTGCCATGCTTCGCTGGCCATTACTTCTTCTTTGCCTTCATGGTGCCACTCTTTTTCATCTGAGCACCTTTTATGACGTCACCGCGAGTAATCTTGCCTTTGTCACCAGACATAGCCGCGAGCTTCTTCTCTTTCGGAGACATAGCCTTGCCATCAGAGGAGGCCATCTTCTTACCATGTACCATTTGATTCTTCTTTCTTTTTAGGAAACTAGAGGATTACTAGCTTTTCTTTTTAGATGTAGTGCTGGAATAACGAATCTTTCCAGAAGGCTTACGGACAATGCCGCCCTTCTTGGACTTAACTTTGGCTCCACCAGACTGGTATTTAGAGCCAGTTAGTGAAGTCTCTACGCCTGAGCTACGGGTAGTAATGTCTGCTTTACCAGCTCTGGCCCCAACTCTTTTTGTTGTTACTTTTCTACGTTCTGCCATGACGGCTCCTAAGTGGTAGTTGTTCTAGAAAGTGGTGGTTTTACTGTTGCCGCGTACCTAGTAAACTGTGGGTCGTTTACTAGCTCTTCAGAGTTAACTTCGTTACACTCAACAGTGACTACGGCCCAACGAGTGCCAAATGCACCCCTGGGGTTTACTCTTGTAGGGGTAAATATTTGACCACGGTATTCTATGCGGTCTTTAATATAGTTATTTGGCTCGTTTCCCACCAACTCGGGTATCAGCCGCAGAGCGTCGCCAGAATTAATTACAAGACGCATAGTATCTGAGGTATAGAAACCACGGTCATTTACTACGCTGCCACCACGAGTAATGCTTGCCATAATGGCAGGCATCTTAAATGGAAGCATCCAGCGCTTGCCTTCACCAGGAATAGAGCTGGAAACATCATAGGTGTTGTCTACGATTCCATCAAAGTTGTCTTCTAAGAAGTACTCTTGCCACCTGAACCAGTTGACATTAACACCAACCATCCCGCCAATGTCTTCAGCTATGCCTTCGTACATTGACAAAGACTCGTAGTCTATGTCAAACCTGCCTTCGTGCTTATTACTTCTCATTACATCCTTATTTAGACTGGAGGATTATCTGATGGGAATCCGTGCTGATGAATCTGATTGTGCTGGAACTGCCTTAAATTAACCGCAGCAGAATAGAAGTTATTAAACCTATTCATCCAGTCATTGCCAGGGACATCCTCAGTCACACTCTGGACTATGAACTCATACTGCTCAGCAAGAATCTTTTTAATAAAGTCAAACGCCTTATTGAAGAACTCAGGGTCCTCATCAATGTAGTCCTGGAGAGGACCATACTCAAAAAAGAAGACTATCTCGTCTTCTGCAACCACAGCTGGGCCGTTGCTTGTACTCATAAATTTGTATTCCATGTATTACCACTTTCCTATGGGGCAAGTTGCCTCGTGTACTTTTGTTTTAATACTCATAATGCACATGCACTCTTTGCATTGACGAGTTGGTTTAAAGAACTTTTCACATCCTTTACAGATGTCATACCGTTCTTTAGGGTCTGTAATTATGTTTACAGAGACTTTATTATCTTCCATTATTCCGCCCTAAAGTTGTCTACCGTGCTGCCTTGACGTTGAACTTGATTGCCGTTCTTAGCAATTCCTACACCCCTAGTCCTTATAGAAGAACCAGAGTTATGGACTACTGAAGCTATTCTACTTCCACCTAAACCAGCAGCACTGTATAAAGCGACAGTAATGTTAGCTCCTGAAGTAGAGACCTCCATGCTCCGAGGGTCTGAAGAAACGTCTTGAGTAAAAACCTGAGTGATAGTGCCACTTAGATTTCTAAAGATACGTATAACAGAAGGGTAAGAAGTAGTAGCGGGATTAAATGTCGCATTCTGTGACTCTGTAGTGCTGCACTTGTTGCCATCCCTGTTTCCGCCGCTAGCACACACAAGCCCTGGAGCAGGACAGCTGCACGAGCTGCCAGAAGGAGGGCAGCTTGCAGGACATACATAGTTAGTGCCTGTTTGAGTCTGCTGTGCGGGAATAGGCGAAGTAGTATAGCATCGGCCACCAGACGGGGTCCCAGTTGAACAGGTAGTAGTAGTAGTAGTAGTTGGAGTCGCAAAAAAGATGAAATCAGGGGGGCAATAAGTAGTAGTTCTAGTACACTCGTACACGACAGGGTAGGCCCCGCTGCCGCTGAAAACGGGCCGACTAGAACCACCAGGGCAGCTTGGACTAGAGTTGTATGTCGTACTAGTACTAGTAGTACATGGTCGAGACGTTCTGCACCTGTTAGTAGAGCTGGGCCCCGAGCTACCAGAAGGACAGGAGTAGGAAGTAAAAGAACGAGTAGTTGCGGAGCCAACATCAGTGGTTATTATACAGTTAGTCCCACTCAGCTGGCCGCTAGAGCAACTGTACGAGTACACGGGAACTGGTGTAGGCGAGACACTATAAGGTCCTTGATACACTGCGTCTGGGTAGTTGGTTGTTCTAGTACAAATTGTGCCATTGAGAGTAAATCCTGAAGGACAAGAATAAAAACTAGGGTTGTCCTGCTGCCTAGAACCTGGGATAGCAGCGTGCCAGTTGTTGTTGTCTTGTACCCAGAAAGAAACACCAAGACCAGTGTTGCTAGGAGTATCTATAGTTACTTTATAGTCTGTACTAGCTTTATAGAGCTGTGTAAAGGCGATACCAGGACCTGCAGAGCCATCGTAAAAAGCTTGATTGTTTTGTATAGCCCAGTTACCTGAGAGTTCATTCCACTGGGAGAAGGTATTGCTGGCAGTACCTAGGTTAGCGTCATTGGCTCTATTGAAGTTGTCTACGATTTCAGCAGAGTGCCAAATCTTCCATACACCATCTACTTTTGTATATCCGAGCGCGACTGGCTGCCAGTTACCGTTTACTTTTACGTAAGGGGCAACTACTGGTCGCTGAGAACCATCAACTTTTAAATAACCTGGCACACCGACTCCAAAGCTTGTGTATCTAGTTTCCCTTAATTAGTCGCAAATTTCCTTGTAAACGCTCGTTATCTGGCTCTAAGGCGAGCGCTTTAAGCGTGTACTCAGTAGCAAGGTCTGGGTTTCCTAAGTTCCATGCAGCGATAGCACCGATGTCATAAGGGTGAGCCCCCCAAGCAAACTCTTCACATAAGTAATCAAGAGGTTTCTCTGTGAGGTTGTCCAACACAAACACTACTTGCTCTAGTGTGGCTTCCCAGTACTTGTTCTGGTAATACAAGAAGGCAAGCTCTAGACGTGCTTCTCTTCGCAGAGGGTCTTCAAGGATAGCTTTCTGCCACCACTCTAACTTCTCGTTAAATGTATTGCTGCACTTGGCCAAGTAGCGCATAGAGGCTGCTCGTTCTGGCTTCCATCGGGCAGTAGGCAGCGCTAGGTGCCGCTTAAACTCTTCGGAAGCTTCCGCTAGTTTGTTATTAAAGAACAGTTCACGAGCATAGTAAAAAGCATTGCGGTCATCATGGGGGTCTTCTTTAACAGACTGAGCCAACAAAGGGAAGTACTGAGACCTAGGCTTTGAGTTATCTGGGTGGTGGTGTATCTCTAACTTAATCCACTCCTGAACCTCAGCTAAGCGGTCACTAACGATTACTTCGTGTACTGGGTGCTTCCACCTGTAACCCTGGCGTCTGTGAATCTTATCGCCACCGTATACTAGCCCTGGCTTTTCTCCTACCCATGACCAGGTGTACTGGTATCTAGGGCGAGTAGTTTCAGGCCTAATACTCTCTAGCTCTTTGCGCCATCCTGGAACTAAAACTTCGTCCATGTCTAAAGCAACACAGATGTCTACATCTAGAGGGATAGCCGCGAGAGAAGCATTGCGTGCATCATCAAATCGCCAAGGCTTAATACCTATTGATACCACATTGATACCAAGTGCTTTAGCTTTTTCTATAGTCCCATCTTGGGACCCAGTATCCGCAATCAGTAAGTAGTCTGCTTCTTTAGCAGACTCAAACCATGGCTCTACAAACTGTTCTTCATTTAGTGCGACTGTGTATACTGCTATCTTCATGTAATGCTCCGTTATGTTTTATAGCCTATTATTTATTGCGCTCTTCATCAGTTAGAGGGACACCGCTGCGGGTGTGCTGCCCTGGGCATCCCTGTCTAAAGCATGTAGGGGCTCCTGAAGTTCCATTTCGCTCTTTACGAATAGAGCCGCAGAACTTGCATTTGTCCCATTGCTCCTTAGGGAGCTCGCGATTAATTATCAATTTAGTTCCTTAACCCAGAGATGAATGTCTCCTACTTGACCTAGAGTAACGTTTCCTGCGGCAGATGAACGCCCAAAGATTCTGTAGGTAACTGTTGTTCCAGAAGCTAGGCCGTGAGTATCAATGACGCTAAGAGTAAGAGCCTGAGAAGGGTCTACATAGTTCTCATATACATCGACAGAGGTAGAGCCGTCAAACCTAACAATCTTTACGTAGGAGTTATTGTTACCTGTATTAATGGCGTACCCATTAAACGCAATCTCACATGCAGAAGAAGTCGTAGTAACTATTTGTGCTTCTAACGCAACAGCTCCTGAAGTAGTGAATTGAAGGTAAGCGCTACCCACAACAGTGTGAGTAGTTCCTGACTCATAAACATCGTACTCAGGTATTCCGTTATCCCAAGCGGTGTCGTAGTCAGTACCGCTGGCTTTTACGATAATTTGCCCAGCAGTTCCTCCAGTTGGGAACCCTGTTGGGCCAGTAGGTCCTAAAGGTCCTTCAGGTCCAGTCGGACCTAGGACTAGTGCTGTTTCTACAGTGTTCCATACAGCCCCTGTCCATACCCAAGTTCGGCTACCTGAAGTAAACTCCTCATCTAATGCAGGAGAGTTAGGAAAATCTATAGCCATTTATGCCTCTGCTCTTGTTTGTGTTGGGTTATCCGATGACATTTATAGTGCCTACCATTGCTGAGTGGTTTTGGCATTGATAGTACAAAGTGCTGGGAGCGCCAGCGTCTATCGTAAACTGAATTCCGCCTACGTCGTCACCGTTGTTAGTAACTCCAGTGTTGTATACGTCTCCTGAAGAGTACCCCGCCCCAGTGGTCTGAATCCAAAATGGGTGCCCAGAAGCGTTTACAGTAAAGAAGTAAGTGTTACCGCGAACTAGGGTTAACGTGGGGTTATCGCTGCCGTCTATAGTGTAAGCAGATGCCCCGTTGTTAGTTACCTGAAAGTTTTCAATAATAGTAAGTCCATCAGCTCCTGTAGGTCCAGTCACTGTTGAGTCAGCCCCTGTTGGGCCAGTAGGACCTACTGCACCGTCGGGTCCTGTAGGTCCCGTTACGGCTGAGTCAGCACCATCAGCCCCAGTAGGACCTGTAGGTCCGATAGCACCGTCAGGTCCTGTTGGCCCAACGACAGTTGAGTCTGCCCCAGTAGGACCCGTAGGTCCGCCTGAAGGTCCTGTAGGACCGACTAGGTTAGAAGTGCTTTCCACCCAGTAGCCATCGTAATAGACGTACAGACGACTGACTGAAGAGTCAAACCAGCCGTCGCCTTCTTGAGCTGAAGCAGGCGGTGTATCTGAAACAAAGTAACCTTGTGCAGGACCCGTAGGTCCATCAGGTCCATCAGGGCCTGTTGGTCCTGTAGGTCCAGTTGGGCCATCTTCGGTTGAAGCCGCACCAGTAGAACCAGTAGGTCCAAGAGGTCCTTGCTGTCCAAAAGGGCCAGTAGGTCCTTGCGGACCAACAACAGTGGGTACGCTGACCCACTCTGAGCTAAGGTAGGTGTAGAGACCACGGGGGTAGAGCGTCGGGTTATCGAGGTCGGCCTCATCTTCGTAAGTGCCTATTGCAAAGTACGCGTCCCCTTCTTCAGGAGTTAACGCTGCCAACCCCGAGTAGTCATCAACAAAGCCTAATAGAGTAAAGGTATAGCCAGTGGGGCCAGTTGGTCCTGTAGGTCCAGTAGAGCCAATAGGGCCTGTAGGGCCAAAGATAGCGCCTACATTTACCCAGATAGTCCCATTCCAAGCGTACAAAGTGGCTTCATCAGCTACAAAGTAAGCAGGATTTCCTGGCGCATTATCGTCTGGGTCAAATGTAGCTGGAAGGTCTGTAGAGGAAGTAACCCCTCCAATTACATTAAAGTTCAAAGCTTGTGGGCCAGTAGGGCCGATGATGGGGCCAATGTTTGACCAGCCAGTGTCTAGCCAGACCCAAACGTCTCCTGTGGCAGCTATGTAATACGCATCGTTTATAGTGTCGCCAAATTGAGGGAGAGCAGAAACTGTAGCTACAGTTCCCAGCAGCTGGAATCCTACCGCATTAATTCCTTGAATTCCTTGTGTACCAGAAGGTCCAGTAGGACCTTGGGGACCAGCAGGCGTTGCCTCTGCTACGTATGCCCAAGTTGAGCCTGTCCATATAGCAAAAGCATCGTTAGCACTATTCAGCCAGATGTCTCCCACTTGACGAGCGTTTGGCTGTATAGGGGAGACAGAAACGTTAGTGCTTCCAGCTGTTTCGTATACCAGAGTAGCGCTAAAGTTGACTCCCTCTACAGTAGAAGAAACAAAGAGCTCGTCGCCTTCTTCTAACGCAAAGCGGAAAGTCTCAAAGGTCTGGGTAGCACCTAGAGAAATGTTAGCGGCTACGTAAGCATAAAAGTCTGGAGTTACTGCACCGCCAGGCTTTACCCAGATGCTAACAAACGCGTCTACGGTACTGGTATTAGCAGCTATAACAGAAGAAATACCCGTGTTGCCAGCAGAAGCTAGAAGAAGGTCTGTGCTAGCTTCAGGCGTAGCGGAGCCTATACGACGTACTGCCATTAGATTATGTCTCCAAACAAGTAGTATGAACCGTTGATGTTCATGAGAATAGCTCTAGAATACAGCCCGTTAGTTCTGTTCAATCCATTTTTAGACTCAATACTGATGTTGCTTCCCGAAAAAGTAACCTGCCCGTTGCCCGCCTGAACAACCTCTATCCGCTGACCATCGGTTAAGATGTTAGGGACAGTCACAGTGATTCCAGCGTCAGAAATAGACCTGACTACACCGTTAGCGTCTGTAGTTCTAAGGGTAAACGCACTGTTAATGTCAGTAGTGATAGTGCTTACGGCCGAAGACACCATACTAGTAACGGCAGGCCCAGTTGGTCCAGCTAGGCCTAGAGGTCCCGTAACTCCTTGAGAACCAGTTGGGCCAGTAGGGCCTTGGGGCCCATCAAATCCAATGTTACCCTGAGAGCCTTGAGGGCCAGTAGGACCCTGAATTTCACCTGCATTAAACCAAGCAGTTCCTGACCAGACGTACACGCTGCCAGTGTCAGTGACATACCTGCCATCATTAGTAGTGTTTCCAGTAGCAGGCAAGGCTGCAACAGTCGCAGATGCCCCCCTCATAACTACAGAGGTTGCCTGAGGGCCAGCCTCACCTTGCTCGCCAGCGGGGCCAACGATTCCTCTAGGGCCTTCAGGGCCTGTATCTCCGTCAATTCCAGCTCCAGCAAACGCCCACCCGTTAGAAGTAAAAGACTCTAGACGGTTAATTTCCGTATTAAACCTCGTGTAACCTATCTCTGCCTCAGGAAAGCGCTCAGCAGTAGTGCCCTTTTCTAAGTAGATAGTGTTGACATTCCCAAGAATTGTCTTATTAGAGAAGGTCTGCGACAAGTTTTCAGGAAGAACAGCGTCAGACTGAGGAATTCCTGTGCAAGTAAATGAACAGCTATTGGTAGTAGCCTGAACGAAGACCGCGTCTCCAGCGTTAACTGCAAATCTGAAGGTCTCAAAAGCTTGCCCAACATCAATTGAGAGGTTCTTAGCAATGTAGATGTACTGGTTTTCAGTCGTGGCTCCCAGAGGGACAACCCAGATGTTAGCTTTTAATTCGGGTGTAGTTGCAAGGGTTGTGTTGGCAGCTAATACGGAGATAAGGTGCGCTCCCGCAAAGCTTGCCAGCACTGAGGGACCATTGGCAACGGGTGTTACTGTTCCCAGTCTTGAGACTCCCATGTTTTCTCCTACGCTTGAGCTTCGGACCAGGACATCTTGGCTGATGTCAACGTGCCACTTCCTGTTAGACGAGATACCGCAATGGTAAGAATGTCGGGCCCATCTGGGAAGACAGAGTCTCCACCTAGAATAGAGTTAGATAACTCAAACAATGAGGAGACATCTACTGTGGTAGATAGCTCAGCACCAGCAGTTCCACCAGAAGCACGGAAGTTGTAGACCTGAACTCCACCAGAAACGGTGTCTGCTGCAGTGTGCTCAACAACCTGTGTTAGTGATGGGGAATCAACACCTTGGAAGTTCAAGTTGTTTAGACGGCCATTCAAGAGAACCTTTACATCTACCAACTGGGTGCTTGAAATACCAATCTCCTGCAATCTAAGTTGCATTCGGTTTAGCACGTCTCGGTCACCCAGTTTACCCGTCAAACCAGAGGACACTGAAGGGCTCAATCGGATTGAGATAAGTGGCTGATAGTTTGGCCCTGAGGTGTTATTTAGTGCACCTTCTGGGTACAGGAAGTAGGTGTACTGGCTATTACCTTGAGTAGTAAAGTCCAGAGCTCGGTATACCCTTGCTCCAGGGTCAGACAATGCGCTGATAGTGGCAGTAGTTGGGACGACCATAGTAAAAGTGGTCGTGTCTGTGACAGTTGCATCCCCATATACTTCTTTTACAGAACCTAGCTGAGTAATGCCTGTTAACCTGACAGTCTGCCCACTTGTTAAGTTGTGGACACCGCTAGTGATTATAGTAGCCACGGTAGTTGACTGAGCTACCGTAGAGACGGTGACCCCTGTAGCAGCACCAATACCAGAAGTAGGGGCAAATAGCCCAAGAGTATTAGCGCTAGCCGCAAAGGCAGTATAAACAGCCGCGTTGTCTAGGTTATTATCTGGATTATAAGCAGTAACACTTACGCTCAAATCAGGGTTCTGAGTTTCCTGACCACGTAGACCGCTAGTAGCAATACCCTCAAACTGCAGTGTATCGCCGTTAGTAAATCCGTGTGAAGGTATGGTTATTAGATTTGTGGCTACGTCAATAGCCGAGGATGAGAATGACTTCTCAGTGGTACCAGTGACCTGGAGCGCTTGAGACGTTGATGTGAACTTGTAGGCGTTATCATCATCAAATCCACCGTCCATCATTACTGAGGTACCCCAGTGGAACAAGAATGGGATGTAGGTAGGGTTATCGTAAGTAATTACTTCGTAGCGAGCAGGCAAGTTACCTGAACGGAAGTAGGACTCGTACAGCTGGTTGTTGTGGATAAACTCGTGGGTGTACTGTACTTGACCATCAGTAGTTTTGAATCCGAAACGAATCTTACCAGCACCATACCAAGAGTAGTCCATGTAGACCATCTGAATACGAGATAGGTCAAGATTGTAGCCTGTGACACCCGTGCCATCTAGTGGGTCAATGTTAAAGTCTTCCTGAGCTACTCTAGTATCAACCGTCTTAGTGATGATGATACCCGCTTTAGCAGGAGTGAACGAGTGAACACTGGTGGTTCCTACGCTAGATAGGCTAACTACAGAGGCTGAGTTAGGACCAGCTTTTAGCTGGAAACTGTTGTTATCAGTCAGTTCAATGTAGTAAGTACGTCCGTTAATCAGACCACCAATTTGCTCACCGTCAATTGCGTTGTAGATAACTGGCAAGTTATCAGCAAAACCGTGTCCAGTTATTTGGAAGATGTCAGTAGCTAGACGCACCACTCCAGTGGTTCCATTGCCTGGGTTGAACTCTTTCTCAATTCCTGAAGAACCCTTGTACTCTGGGCGGATAGCGAGGCGAGTGTCCGACTGAATCTCAACGATACGATAGGACTGTCCACGCATAACAATGTAGTCACCTACTGCAAGCTGAGCAGTAAATTGGGTATTAGTACCAAATACAAGCTCAGACCCTTGCAAACAAGCTGCAGTTCCTGCTATCTGCTGAGTGGAAGAGCGGCGAACGGCATATAGCTTTTGACCGTCGTATTCGTAGAAGGCACCATTCTGGAAGTCAAACATTCCTGAACGAACTGCGCCGTTGCTCCACGACTCCACAAAGAACTGAGGGAATCCATAGGCACGGTTTTCGACTATTGTCTCCGAAGCGGTGATTCTAAAGGTAGTTAAGTCCACCACAGTTACCTGGAAACGCCCATTAAACACAGAGCTAGCTTGTCCAGTAGAGTCAGTAGCTTGACTTATAACTACAAACAAACCAGCTCCCAAACCATGTGGTCGGCGAGTCTTAGCCTCTATGGTGATTGGAGAGACTTGAATCATTGATTCAAGGTCAATTGAAGGCTTGAAGTTTATACCAGCTGAAGTCTGGATACCCTTACCTGATTGGTAACGGAAGTACTTACGAGTTTGGCGCACAATCTGCGCCAAAGAAGTCTCTGCACCAGCAGACATCTCAACACCACCATCAAACGGACGGTGTAGAGAGTACCCTTGTGGACGTACATACAAGAAGGTTGGGAAAGAGTAGCTAGCATCTGTAAAAGCGTTAGCGTATGGACGGTCTACAGTCACCTGAGTATCAGAACCGACCGCTGTAATACGACGAATGATAGGGCTTACTGGAAGAGTCCATGTCAAAGTAAACGCAGTACCAGTACCCTGAGAGCTAAAGTCTACAAGGCCAGTGTTCGCTACAGCGTCATCAAACGAGCCGTGGAGCGAGAGCTGGGTCTCAGAGATATTCCTTACAAAGTAGTAGTAACCTTCAATCAAAGGCGTAGGAGCCACGCCACCGTTTGCATTGAAGACAACAGTGTCACCTGTCTCATAAGTGTGGGTTTTATTGATTACGTTGGTGGTGGCGTTTACATCCGCAGCAGCAAAAGTTATCTTATTCTCAACGTTAGCTGGGAACAAACGGAAGCGGTCTCCAACTTTAAGAATTTTAGAGAAAGAAGTACCTTCACCATTTACAAGAACTGACCCTGCCTGCACAGAGACATTTCCACCACCAGTAATGTTTCCATTAATCTGAGCAGTGGTGAAAGTGTGCTCAACGCCAGTACCAAAGTCGTCTAGGCCCAGCGTGATACCAGCACTAGCGTTATCCGCGTTTGTGGCTAACTTGAGATAGTCGCGGTTTAGTACTACTACAAAGTAGGCTACGCCAGAGGTAAGCCCTGTAATAGTAGTCCCTGTACCACCTGCATTGTAGGTAACTCTTGTTCCTGTTACAAATCCGTGAGAAGGAAGCTTTATAGAATCTAGGTTTAGGTCCAGTGCCGAGCGTGGGTTAAAGATTTTCTCAATAGAGGAAACCCTGCCCTTAGCTGCAACGGTGAATGTAGTCGGCGTAGGTACTGAGGTGATGTCGTAAATACCATCTGGGGTCTGAGTAAGTGACTTTAGGGAGTGAATTCCAACACCAGCTGGTGAATCCACAAGGTCAATTGCGATACCTTCAAGAGCATTTTGGACGCTAGTGGCTAGCTTGATGTTATCGCCGTCTAGGGAAATTACGTAGTAAGGAGTAGCTGTAGTTAGTCCCCCAATAACTTGCTGACCCTTTGAGTCATACTCAACTAGCTCTTTTGTCAAATAACCGTGCTGAGGTAGAGTGATGGTATTCGTCGCAAAATCAATTGATAGAATAACTAGCGATTGGGTACCTGTTCCCACGTCTGTCAAGTCAACAATGTTTGTTAGAGATTTATTAGACGCTAACTTAATGATGCTGGCGTTTTCCCTGACTACAAAGTAGGTAGAACCGCTCGCTAGACCTGCAATGGTAGTTCCCCCACCATTTTCATATCTTACTGACTGGCCAGAAATAAGGCTGTGGTTAGGAAGATACAGAGTATTTTCAAGCAAGTTAACTGTTACAAAGATAAAGCTGTGACTAGTGCCCGTACCCGCTGAAACAAAATCAATTGGGGTTGGGGCGTTCAAAGCAACTTTCAACTTAATTCGGTTTGCGTCTACTACTTCAGAGATGTAGTAAGTTGCTGAGTCCTGTAAAGGGCTAATCGGGGTACCATCACCTGGGGTGTACTGAACTGGTTGGTCAACCTCAAATCCGTGGTTATTAATAGTCAAGGTGTCAGTAGACGTGTTCACTACAATACGGCGGATAGCGTCTGATGTGCCCAAGCTGCGTTTTGAAGGCGTGGTGAAGTTAATGGTTGAGAATGAAGGTCCAGGAGTACTACTTAGGCTATAAGTAAATGTGTCTACAAACTGAGCGTAGTATACCTCGTTGCCCTGAAGGTTGCCTGGAGGAGTACTCCCGAAGCTAAAGGTTACAGCAGTGCCACTAGTCAACGTGTGCGGCTGGGTGCTGTGAATCTGGTTATTTTGAAGGTCCAAAGTGATTGGCACAAATGAGTGGAAAGAGCTACCTGCTGAAGCGACAGCAATCTTATTCGTACCGTTTTCAGCGTCTAGAGCTGTTGGGTATACCTCATTACCCGTTGTAAAGGAGTTTACTAGAGTCACTCCTACAGAGCCTTCTCCAGTATTCCAAGAACTCAAGTTAGCGATACCTGCAGAGTTAAAAGTGTTAATACCCTCAAAAGAACCGTTAGAAGTTCCTACGTTAGTTGCAGTGCTTACTAGGAAGCTACCACCACCACCACCACCGCGGTTAGATTGGTTAACGCGGGCACCAGCACCTCCTGAATAACCACCACCACCACCAGATTGGTTAGCTATGTTTCCGTCAGCTTGTGAGCCTCCACCGAAACCACCAGCTCCACCATTACGGCTGTTTGCAGTCATAGTTAAGCCATTAAAGAAGTTTCCACCAGCTTGAGAGTTTAGGGAGCCACGACCATTTGTAAAGGTAGTGCCGTCAGTACCATTTGAGAAGAACCCACCACCACCTGCAGACCAACCTCCTTGGGCGAAACCACCTTGTCCAGCAGAGAAGTTAGCTATCTGGTTAGTTTCAGACAATCCTCCAAGAAAAGTAAGTGCGCCGTCTTTTCCTACACCTGTGTTAGGTTCACCAGAGCCTCCTCCAGCAATGAATAGTGGCTCATTACCAGTTTTACGAACGACAAACGACCCACCACCAGAGCCGCCAGCAACAGAGCCCGAGTTTGGAGAAGCGCCCTGCTGGCCTGCAATAATAGTGATTATCTCACCTTTAGTGAGAGGTATTCGGCCTTTAACCACGGCTCCTCTACCAGTTGTTCCTGAACCAGAGCCATTGAAACCTGCGGCTCCTGAAACGTTGAACTCATAAACACCAGAAACTGGAACAGTCCAGTCTTGGTAACCCTGCCAAGTACCTTGACTAAGGAAGTTAGTTGACCATGCAGTTGCTCCAGTATAAGAGGAGCGTAGCTGAGCAATAGTGGGTCCTACACGTCCAGTTAGACCTGCAGTATTAAAAGTGTGGTTAGTAAAAGAGTAAAGAGCCTGAGTACCAGCAAAGCTAGAAATAGACACGTTCTTTAAGAAGTAAGTCGAACCACTAGCCAACCCTGTAATAGGAGTTTCATTGGTGTAATACTTAATGGCTTGATTGTCTGCAGTAGAGGCGTCAATGTTGAGCTTTTGGTCGAATAGCACAGGTAGGTTAAAGCTAATACCACCAGCAGTAGAACCGCTGAAGTCAATAGCTGCTCCGCCTGAAGACGCGCTAAAAGTAAGCTTCTTTTGGTTAGTAGTAGTCACGTATACAAGTGCGCCCCCATCAAGGCCGCCCAAGGTACCAACGCCAGGCTGATAAATAAAAGTAGTACCAGGAACAAAGGCATCTGGGATAGTCTCTCCAGAGCCTTTAAAGTAGATAAAGTCTTCATCAGTGTCTACATTTACTCTAGCAAAGGAGTGCGTTCCAGCCGCACCTACTGTTAGTAAATCAATAGCCATTTATTTTATCCTTAACTTAGAGTTTCTGAATTGTGATGTAGCCTGTACCGCCGTTGTTCCCCAGCCAACTAAAATTTGAAACTGAGCCAGCCCAGATGGATGTGTAACCGCCACTAACATTGAGCCCTGCGTAGTAACTACCTCCAGCACCTGCACCGTAGGAACCGCTTCCACCACTGAAGCCTCCAGCACTGCTACCGTCATCGTTGGAGCCTGCACCTCCACCGAAACCACCATAGCCAGCGTCGGTGTCTATTGAACTACCGCCAATCCAAATTCGACCACTATTGGCATTACCGTTGCCGCCCAGCCAACCAGCACCCTCTCCAGATTGACCTGATTGTCCTGGCTGACCATTATTGGTAGTAGGAGAGTTTTGTCCGCTACCTGATGTAGGATTTAGGTCTGAGCGTGCATCATCGCCGCTCTGGCTACTATCATCTGCACCTCCACCGCCACCAGCAGCAAGAATTAGCCCATTGCCTCCAGGATTTCCCGAGTAGATAAACGTACCGCCAGCTCCACCCCCGCCTCGACCGTTGAAGCCTCTCTCGCCTTGCTGACTAACAACTAAATTCAAGAGTTGGTTACTAGTTAGTGCAACATCTACACGCAAGGTTCCGCCATAGCCACCACGGTTATTACTTCCACTAAAGTTCGTGCCGCCGCCGCCGATGCTGCTACTAGCAGTGATTCTATATATGGCATCTGCAGGAACTGTCCAAATTTGTATACCGTTAGTGGTCATGTTTAAGTACTGACTTGCCCATGAAGGGTTTCCAACGCCGTTGCGGGCTTGAGAAATACTTGGACCGTTCTGAGTATCTGGACTCCCGCTGTTGGACCTGCCCCCCGAGGTAAATGTTGCATTGCTAAAAGAGTACAGTTCTGGCGGCTGGTTGAACTGGAAGGTAATAATCTGTTGACCAGTTGCGCCAGCAGCGTCCGAAACACGGATTATTACGTCTGCCTGAGCTTGCGCAGCACTTGGCGTTCCTGAAATGACTCCAGTAGAAGTGTTTAGGACCAACCCAGCTGGAAGTGTCCCACTGATTACTGCCCAGCTTAGTGGAGCTGTAAAGCCTACAGTGTTAACGGTAGTAGGCGTAATAGGGCTTCCTGAGTCAGTTCCTGTGCGGTTCTGGGTAGTAGGAGTCACTTCCCCTAGAGTGTGAGAAAGCGTAAAATTGTGCTGGTCATACCTAGTTTGTATAAAGTAGAAGTTCTTTACTTGGTCTGACCCAAAGTTACCCCCAACAGGGTAGGAGTACTTGAGCATGTCATTTACTTGGAAGCCATTGTCTTTAAGGTGAATAATATCTTTGTCTAAAGAGATGCCTATTTGCTTAAATGTCTGAGTACCACTTCCCCCAGATAGTCCAGAAATAACTGAGCCATTAGGTAGTGGGCGCAAAGTTACGCTGTAGAAGTCAGTGGAGCCCTGACGGAAATACGCATCTACAAAGTAGGTGGTGTTGTTGAGAAGTCCAGTGGCGGCCGAGCCGTCAGTAGAGTACAGCAACATAGTCCCAAAGTACCAGTTAAGTTCAACCTCGGACTGCAAAGTAATGTTTGAACCGCTGTAGCCGTTAGCAATTACTGTGCCCATGGTTCCGTCGGCATTATCGCCATCAAACTCTTTGGCAGGGTCATTAATAAGGGTGATTGTTTGTTCAGTGCTTGGGCTTACGTTGTTACCTGCAAAAGTACGCGCTTGGTTGGCCCTCTGGAAGGTTCCAGACAAGTTTCCAGTGATGTCAATTACAGGTCCGTCTGGAACTTCACTGACTGAGAAAGAGGATACAGATGGGCCGTTACCGTCAGTGCTTTTTAGGAATACAACCCCACGAGGGTTAGCTGCAAAGAAGCCAGAAGCAGATAGAACATCGTAGTATAGCGGCGCACCCAGTGCTAGGCCTGAGAAGTTTTCAGCTCCGTGAGTAACTGTAACCGTGTCATTAGCAGGGTCAGTAGTAGAGATAGCGCTAGTAGCGCCACCAACTACTGCACTGTTAGAAAAGTCAATAGAGACTGAGGACAAAGTGTTAGAGCCATCAAAAGTCTGCGCTGTAGCAGAGTTAGACGCGTCAAAAGCCCTAGTGGTTGTATTTGCAGAAGGGAACTCTTGTGAAATAGTGGAGTTCAAGTTCAAGAAGTAGAATGGAGTCTTTACACCAAAGCCGTGCGTTGACTCAGTAGTAACAGTTAATGTAGAAATAGACTCATCGTCTGTAACAATTCCATCAGAGTCAGAGATGCGAAGTTGAGAACCTTGGAAGAATTCACCAGTAATAATAGATGTGTACAAATCTTCAATAGCGGCAGTATTAACTTGGTTATCTCTACACAGATAAGTGAAGGTAGAAACGTCTGGAATAGAGTTAATGATGTAAGAGCCATCTGCTGTAACTGACTTAGAACCAGTAACCTGAATAGGAATACCGACAGCGAGGTTGTGCTCAAGAGCTGTAGTTACTGTAATTTCACGAGTTCCTGCGTTGGTAGTTACAGACACGATTCCAGGAATGGTGGTGTCACCAGACTTAGAGAAGAATGACGGAGTGTTGTTGATTAGCTCAACAGTCTCCCACTTGGTTGGCTGTAGACCGTACTCAAAGTCAGTATCAATGAGGTTCTCAGGGTTAGATACCCTGAGTTTAGTTACTGGGTCAATAAACTCTTTAGGGAAGCGTATTTCTCCACCTGCACCACCTGAAGAACCGCCGCCGCCTAGAAATCCTGGCATAGTTTACCGCTTTCTAAATATAAAAGACTATAAGAATTATACACCCAGCCACCAAGACTGACTCAGTGAAATAGAGCCCTGTGAACCCTGAGGTCCAGTCGGTCCAACTTGCCCCGCTACCTCTACAAACACCCCTTCATAGTAGATGTAAGTTTTGGCATTGTCAGTGTTAAACCAAGCTGTTCCATTGGGGAACATGCCCGAAGGCTCTACGGGGCCTGAGAAGAAAGCTCCCTGGGCACCTGTTGGTCCAGTTGGTCCGAAAGGCCCAGTTGAACCAAGGGGCCCTGTAACAAACGAGTCTGCACCGATAGGTCCAGTTGGCCCTGTCGGACCTGTAGGGCCTGTTACAAAGGAATCGGCTCCAGTAGGGCCTGTTGGTCCTGTTGGTCCTGTTGGTCCAACAAAGCGACCCACATTGACAAATGCCGCTCCGTCATACTTCCAGAGGTCACCAGTATCAGCGACAATCCAACCGTCATTAAAGGTATTGTCTTCATTAGGAAGATTAGCTGAGGTAGCAACGCTGCCCAGAATGTCAATGGCCTCACCCGTAGCACCAGTTGGTCCTGTAGGTCCAGTGGGTCCTGTAGGTCCTGTGACCTGAGATGCGGCACCAGTTGAACCAGTAGGTCCAGTAGGTCCTAGGGGACCAGTAGGCCCAGTAGGCCCAGTAACAATAGAGTCTTCACCAATAGGTCCAGTAGGTCCCGTCGGGCCCAGCTCACCTTGAGGGCCAACAATCTGGCCAGCACTTACCCAACCGTTCATCACAGACCAGACGTAAAGGTCTCCATCTGAGTCAACAATGTAAGCATCGTTAGGGCTGTTGCTTAAAGTAGGCAAAAGGCTAGGGTTATCAACAGAGCCCACAAGGTGGATGTCAGTACCCTGAGGACCAGTGGACCCAATAGGTCCAGTTGGTCCAGTCACGCCACGAGGGCCGCTGGGTCCAGTTACGCCTTGGTTACCCTGAAGACCAGCAGGACCGCTTGGTCCAAGGTCTCCAGTCAAACCACGAGCACCCGTAGGGCCAGTAACTCCAGTAACACCAGTAGGACCAGTGACACCAGTAGAGCCTGTAGGTCCAGTAGCACCAACTAAGCCAGCTGAACCAGTAGGTCCAGTTACACCTTCAAAACCACGAACACCAGGTTCCCCAATAGGTCCAGTGTTTCCACGAGGTCCTTGAGCACCCTGTGCTCCAGTAGGTCCAGGAGTGCCGTCAAAACCGCGAGGACCAGTGGTCCCCGTAGGCCCAGTTACACCAGCAGGACCAGTAGGCCCCGAGATTGGACCTAGGTTTAGCCAAGTAGTGCCATTCCAGATGTAAAGGTCAGAGCCGATAGTATAGGCATCTCCACGAAGGGGGCTAGGCGCAGCAGCCTGTAAGGCGGCTAGATTAGCATAAGACCCTAGTACAGTGATTCCTTCACCTGCAGGTCCAGTAGGCCCAGTAGGTCCTAGTGCGCCCGTAGCTCCACGCTGGTTAGGAACCGCGGGAAGTAAGGTGGAATCAATGCTGGGGTATAACGGGGAATCTGGGTCAATAGCCATTAGACGCGTACCTCACTAGCTCTCTCTGTAAAGAAGTTTCCGCCCAAAATCTGAATGATTTCATTATCATTATCATCAACACTCACAAGCTGCCAGTAGCAACGCTTAGGAAGACGACGAGTGTTTTCTGCAGTTAGCGAGATACTAGCTACATAGTCAATGCTGTCACTAGTAGTTACCTCTAGCTCAAATGAGCGTATCCTCTGCAAGCTGCCGCGCTGCACAATTAGTCTGGCGAGGAAGGACTTGTCAGTAAAGTCTCCAGTAAATGAAATGTCCGTAGTGTAGGCAATGCCCTCGTAAGAAGTAAGCTCGCCACCGTCCGTAGGCCACGGCGTTAAGCGGCTTCCATAGTTTGGAATAACCAAGTCTGCACGCTGGCCCCAAGACCTGTCGTCCACTTCTTGTGGCTTGTATACAGGAACATAGCGGTTGCTTGTCTTAGAGATACGACGGAGAGTAAATACCTCCATGGTGTAAAGACCAATACCAAGCTGGGTACATAATTCACGGTACTGCTCACGACGAGAGTCAATAATCTCCATAAGCTGGCGATACCGCTCAGACCTAGGGATAGTCACACCATCTGGTGCGAAGATGTTGATGTCAAAAGATGCATCTGTAGCCAAGGTGTACAGGGCTAAAGTTGATGCGTATAACGCAACTGGGTAATCTTCAATAGGGGGCAGATTCTCTACGGTAATTCTGCGCCCTATCTCGTCTGTCTTACGAGCTGTGTGTTGCTGGAACGCAGCTTCTACAAAGTAGCCGATTTCAGAGGTAGTAAAATATCTGTAATAAGTTCCACTAACTAGCAAAGCCTCACCGTCAGCAGGCAGGGTATCAAGCACTAGCGTGCCAGTGCTCTCTTCTACTGAGCTTTGGGAAGAGATGTCTACGCCGTCTTTAAGAACTGTAAGCTCTGGGCCATCCACTGGAGAGTACTGGATTGTGAAGCGGTTGCTAGAACCGTCAGCCATAAACTGAACAACAAAGGACTTACCCATGTCACCTAGCTCTAGCCGCACTCTATCAACAAGCGATGCAAGCGTAGCCACAAAACCTCCGAAAAATTAGTCTCATCTATGTTCTCGTATTATGCCTAGAAATACAGCACAAACGATAAAGCCCACCCTGCTGGGAGGAGGGCGGGAACCAGCAGAGTGGGCAGTTTATCGGTGACTGTTTAGTTAGGTCGCCAAATATAACCGAGACCCTCAAGGTAATCCGCGAGGTCTCGTGGCACTGCATACTTAACACCTGATTTAAAGGTGTACGTGTTCCCAACGCCGTAAGTCATTTCATCGATGTCAGTGATTGTTCGTATAACGACTTTGTCGTTATTTACCGATACGCCTACCTCTTCAATCTCATCTAGGAAGATTGGAACATCTGGATTCTTTGGGTCAAAGACCCCAGTCTCTAGTAGCTCTGCTTCTGCCTGACGAGTTGTCGAAATTTCATCCTGACGTGCTCTCAGCTCTGCTGCGTTTCTTTTTGCTGCGTCTTCGGCAGCTTTACCCGTTGCGTCTAGTGGGCTTGTCTTTGGTGTTGCCACAGTATTTTTCTCCTAATGTTAGATGTTTGTGTTGGGGGGCCCCGAAGGACCCCCCTCCACTAATGTTGCACTATTACGCGGTGTATACCTTGACAATAGCCTGGTCGGTGATAACACCAAGACCCCAAATTGCGTACCATGCAAGTGCGTGCTCGCGACCGAAGTCTAGAACACCACCGTCACGGAGCTCAACTGGTAGAGAGATTGCGTGACCAAATGCGTTGTCACCAATCATGATTGACTCGTAAACGTCAGTTGCAGTGGTTCCAGTAGGAGCGGTTGCGCCTGGCTCTGCAGGGTTTCCACCACCACCTGGGACGGTGTTAGCCTTTACAGGGATGTAGCTCTGGCCTGTAAGGAGACCTGCCTGAGCGCTGTAATCAACTGCGGTACCCTGAGCTAGCTTGTTAACCTGAGTGGTCTCGATGAAGACTACGTCGTATAGACGACCAATCTCACCAAGCATGAAGTTACCAGGTGCTGCATATTTGGTAACTTCAATGAACTCTGGGTTTGAACGCAAGTCGCGTGACTGCTTTGGGTGGATGAACTGTACGTAGGTTTCGCCTAGACGTGGGATGTTCTTTCCAGCAAGAGTAAGAGCGGCATCCTTGATGGCACCAGTCGTTAGCTTGTGGGCTGCTGAAACTCCAGCAATAGAAGTAGCTGCAGTTCCCTCGTCGTAGTTGGTGAATGCGCCACCAACGATACCTGAGCGGTCGTAACCGAATACAGCTGAAGTAGCTGCAGACAAGGTGTTACGTGCCTGTAGGTCTAGGTACTGTGCCATGTGGCGACCTAGGAGACGCGAAGCGGAAGCCATAACGTCATCAAATGATGCGTTAAGTAGTAGCTCCGAAACAGCGGTTGCGTAACCGTGCTCTGCAACGGTGATAGCAATCTGCTCTGCGGTTAGTGAGTTGGTAGTCATACGGACACCTTCGGTCAGTGGAGTTGGGTCCACTGCGAAGTTCTTGTAACGTAGGAAGTTGACACGGAGACCAGGTGATACACCTAGCTCGGTCTTCTTAACTGCGAACTGTTCAAAGCGAAGAATTGGCATCGCTTGGAATAGGATTTCCTTTGACCAGATGGTCTGAATGGCCTGTGAAAGCTGGGAGTTGCTACCTGAGTAAGCTGTAGGTGCGCCTGCGAGCTGACCAGTTCCTGTAATACCTGAAGCCATAGTGGTTCAAGTCCTTTCGGTCTAGTTAGTTGATTGTTAGTTGAACAAACCCTGTCCACTGTTGTTGCCTGTGCCAAGTAGCTTGGCTCTGTTCTTTGCATAATCCGCCATTGACATGTTATTAATGTCGTTGGGCGAGTACGAGCGTTGTTCCGAATCGTTATCCAGGGGTCCTGAGGCAGGCACGGTAACCCGTGCTCCCACCATGTCTTTTCTCGTCTGTACCCCAGCTTGGGCTACAGAGTCAAAAATCTTTGCAGATTTGTCTTTCAACGATGAGATACTCTGCTCAATCTCATCCTCGTTATTACCCTGAATCATGTCGATAAGCTCAGGGATAATGCCGTCTCTTTCCTGCTCTAATCTCATAGAGCGGTAGTTAGTGAGGGCTTGAAAGCGACGTTCTTGGTCTAGGAGTGCAAATGCCTTCTCACGTTCCTGGCGCTCATTGTCTAACTGAGACTGCCATTCCTGTTCCTTGACCTGCAGAAGCTGGCGAACCTCAAGTTCAGCTTCTTCCTCATCCTTCTTCTTCTTCAGAGCTTCGGTATCACGCTTTTTGCGGTCATCCTTGCGACGAGACTCTTCAGCCTCACGCTCTTGCTCACGTAGCTTGAGAAGGGTAAGCTCTTCTTTTAGCTTCTCTACCTGAGGGTAAAGCTTCTCTTTTTCCTGTGCACGAGCTTTTGCAATGTCATCAGCTGTGAACTGTGGAAATGGAGTATCAGGAGTTTCTGCGGTATTTAGAGCATCTGTTGCGGTTTCAGGCAAAGTCTCAGCCTGCTGTATTTCGTCCATGGGTATTCTCTTTTCGTTTACTTGGTCGTTGTCCGTATGAGTGTCTGGTTAGCCGTGCCTATTACGTAACTAGTTTTTAGTATTTAGAGTAACTTTGGTATCTAAACCCAATAAATTACAGCAATTAAATATTAAAAACTATTCTCTGTCAGTTGCTTGTCTAGGAGGAACTTGGTCCCCATAAGCTTGCAATAACAAATCTTGTTGTAGTTTCATCTCAGCCTGCGCTATTGCTGGGTTAGCCTCAGCTCCTGAGTTGAGTTGGCCGTCGCCTACAAGTTCTCCGCCAGCCATAGTAGGCTCCATTGGAGTGGCGGTACCATCTGGGGCTACTAGCATTCCAGTAAGGTCCATGAGTTGCTTCTGAATCTCGGCTTTAATAAGGTTAATTGCACCCTCATCTTTGACGTCGTTAATAAGCTCTTTTCTAATCTCAGCGAGCTTCTCTTCTGGGAATTCTTCTCCAAGGGCGCGTAGAGCGCCTTCTTTGGACTCAAGCCCCATAGACATCTTCTGAGAAAGCTCGTTAAGAAGAACAATCTTATCCAGAGGTAGGGGAGGAGGGAAGTGCGCGTGTGAGATGTACGTGATTGGGTCGTTGGGGTCCAACTTAGTAAGCTGGTTCTCATTGATAGCGCCATCAGTAGCTGGGTTATACACGAGAGACTCGGGCTCTTTAACAACCAAGTTGAGCATAATAAGCTCATTAACCTTTTCTAATCCAGCCTTGTACATTGAGACCTTGTGGGTCCAACGGTTCATTAGAGGCTGGAACTGAATCTGTAGAGCAACACCAGAAGTATTAGATACAGGCTGGGATTGGCCAAGAGCTGACTCTGGAATGTTCATAAGCTCGTGCATTGAGCGTTTAATCATCTCTAGGTATTGTAGAGAGCCCTGAATACCAGCACTACCACCTTCTAGGTTGAAGACCTGCGCATCTTTAGGTAGGCCTCCCCAAACCTTCTTTGCACCCTTTTCAAGGTTAGAAGCCTTAGCGCCAGTAATAACTGTGATTGGAGCAGCGTGATAGTTGATGATGTCAGCGACATCTGTTGAAATTTCGTTATACGACCTGTTTAGACTAATAATGTCATGAGCATCAGAGAGACCCCAAGGAGAGCCAGATACAGGGATGTTTGGTATGTGTACAACAGGGATAAGCCCGAGCGGATTAGGTCGCGAATCAATGAGCTCATCGTTTATGTACTCCTCAATAATGTCGTCTGTAAGAATTTCAGTGTAGGTAAACACTTGGCGAGTTCCCTCTAAAGAGGTTCCCCAGAAACGGTACTTCTGCTTGAACCTAAGAAGGCGTGTACGGTCGTGGGGGTGAAACTCTGGGAAACAAAATGCTGAGTTGAGAGGAAGGATACGTACTCTTCCTGGGTGAATGCGTCCTACGGCATCTTCCCAAGCCTCTTCGTAAGCAACCTTAACGAAACAATCTCCTGTGATACCGCCAATTTGCGCCATCTCAAGAAGTACTTTAGTCTTTTGATTGTCTATTTCCCAAACACGCTCTAGTCGGTTTGGTACTATGGCCTCAGTCGCTGCTGGAGAGCGGAAGTGGATTCCCTGTCCAAACGTGAACCTAGCTAGATAGTCAATGAATGCGCGATAGTAGTTGACAGAGATTTGCATCTCGCCCTGCTCGCGGCGGTATCCCCAGTGGTGGCCAAGATACATGGCCCAGTTTAGGGAGTAACGGTTTAGACGAGGACCGTGGACCTCAAATTCTTCATCAGCAAGCTCAACGAGCCCCAGAGGGGAAATGGAGATAGTAAGGTCAGAGGACGCTGCCCTGTAGCTTGGGGGCGAGAAGTCAAAATATGACCCACTCATTACTTACTCTTGCTCTGGTGCTGTTTGCTTGCCATGTGTGCCTTCTCCTGAAGAAAATGCTTTATCATTTCCTTCTTCCGCGCTTCTGCTTCTTGGTCTATAAACTTACCACCAAGTTCCAGATAACGTGTGTGAACCCAATGTGATGCTCCAGGAGAAGGGTACACTCGGTACTTCGCCTTAGCTTGGTTAACAACCATGGCATACAACTTTTGGTTGGTGGGTTCGTTAGTCACTGAAACTCCTAAAGGCCTAAGCCTACCCCTCTACAGTAGTAAAGGGGTAGGAACTAGGGGTTAAATTAGTCGTTGACTACAGTCGGGTTAACACGCATGGTGCGACCCATTGACATCTTGGTCTCAATAACCTGCTCGGAGTTCTGGCTGTAAGAGCCATGAGCAAATTCGCCAAGGAATGTCGGTGCCTCAATCCATGCAGCCGAACCGACGTGTGCACGCTCTGAAAGAGTCTCAGCTGCTGGCTTCTGCCATACAGGTGCATTACGGTTTGGACGACCTGGAGCGCTAGAGGAGCCGCTTACCATGCCCTTCTGAAAGTCGGTTGGAACATCGGTATCTGTGGCGATACCTTCCTCAAAACGTAGCGGTCCACGGCGTTCTACATTGCCAGTGGCTTTCATCTCATACATCTGAGGTGCTCGTTCAGGAAATTGTGGTGCGGGAGCGATACCCATGGAAAACTCCTTAAAGTTAGGATTGGAATAATCTGCAGTTTCCATTTACAAGTGTGGCTGTTATCCGCCAATTTGTACTACTAAACTCTTTTTTTAGTAAAACATGTTAGAGGTAGACTCCACCTCTGGCATAACTAGGTCCACAGTCATAGAGCAGGCGATAGCTAACGAGTCTACGAAGTCATCATGGGCGTAGTTCTCCTTAGGAGCCTCCACAGAGAAGTTAGGTCCCTTGTAGGTAACTTCTGCGTCTGTCATCTGCTGGTAGAACTGCTTCCATACACGCAGTCTCTTTGTCTTAGCGTGAGACGGGAAAGAGAGCATGCGGCGCTGTATTAGCGCCTGCAAATGTTTAAACCTTCTAGACTGCTCTGTAGGGCTAGAGGTAAGGCCAATCACTTCTGCTCTGGGCATTAAGACTTTTAGTCGTTGAGCGACAGCGTCGCCGACTCCGTTCGAGTCCACCCCAATCGCGAGAACATCGTAGTTATTAAGAAAGTTAACGATTTGAAAATACTGTTCTTCCCAATCATCCCCTTGAATTTCCAGCCAGTTGAGAACTCTGTGGTCATAATAGCCAAACTCATCTGGGCGGTCCCAGTCAACCCAGACCACAGTGACAACAGTGGAGTCCATTTTTCTAGCAGGGTCGACTCCGACCACAACAGGGGTTTGATGCCAGACTTTGACGAGCTCTTGCGACTTGTCACCCAGTTCATCCAAGAGGGTAGCCGTAACAAACATGCCTCGCTCAAGAAGCCATTTGCAGTTGTAAGACATCTGGAACTCATCTGATTCTTCTCCAATTCGCAATGCCTCTTTCTTAATAAACTTTGCATAGTTCTTGTTGACTTTTGCTACGTCTTTCCAGTCCCACTGGTAGTGGTTCTGTCGAGCCCCACGCCCACTGGCGCGGCGCTTATTGAGCTGGATAGAACGGTAAAAGTTGTTCTTACTGGTGGTGGGTGTTCCTGTCTTTATCATGGTTCCTGCGTAATACGCAAGCATCGGAGCGATTGACTTAGAGACCACGAAGTCATCTGCTTCTTGGCACTCATCGATTACGATTACGTGGAACGACTTGGACTCAATCTTTGCGCGAGGGTTAGCTGTCATCATGGTGAGTGTTGACCCGAGCTTCTTCATGCGAATCATTCTGGTAACACCACCGACTTTGGCTGCCTCGTCATCTATTTCTGGGTCTCCCAGTACTTCAAGAGCAATCTCTGAGGTTAGTCGAGTGACCGTACGAGAGAAGAGGGTTTCGGCCTGAGACTCAGTAGGAGCAAACATCCCTACCCACAAGCCATCTCTAAAGCGCCCTAGCAGGTCTGGGTATAGTTTTGCGAGAAGAGGCAGGAGAACCATGAGAGTTGCAAGTGTGTCAGATACAGTTTCAGTCTTTCCAGACTGGCGAGATGCTAGCGCAGTTACTTCTTCGCCGTCATTTATAATAACGGACTCTATAATACGACGAGCTAAAGGCTTCTGGTATACGTGAAGGTCATGCCCGACCAAAACCTCCATAAAGGTCATAATCTTGTCTATAAGCTTTATAACAAATGCGGTGGTTAGTTCGTCAGGTTCTTCGTCCCAGCCCTGTTCAGACTCATCTTCATGGTCTTCTTGATAGAACTCAGGGTTAATTTCCTCAAACTTCTCCCGCTCTTCAAAGTCATTTACTATTTCTTCGTAGTCAGCCATTGCGCTCTCTACGTTTTAATTCAGTAGTAATTGCCAATAAGGCTTCAGCGCCCATGTGGGCGTCTTCCAACATGTCAGAGTTAGACTCTCTGCTCCAGTGGGTGATGTTCTTGCCGATAGAGTACAGGGAAGTCTCTACCCAAAGAATTAGGTCAGTAGTCCCAATCTTCTCTACCCTCTTCTGAAGCTTTGTAGGCGGGGGGCTGCCAGCCTTCGTAAAAATCTTCATCTGTTAGTACTCGACCTTCTATTGCGCGACTTAGTGCTTCTTCTTCTGTGTCAATGTTACCTGTCCATCTACCGATAACAAGGGCTTTATTATGGGGCATTCTAAAAATTAGTGGGGCAGAGGTCCTAAAGGGCTCCGAAATCTCTTGAGTCCAGCCTCTTACCCAGAATTTGCTCTTCCACTGTACGGGGAACTTAATGTACTGTACAAAGTGTTTTGGTCCGATGTCGTGTATTTTTGGCATGTTGTCCTATTTTTGATACGGGTTCTTCCCCATCTTTGCTGCGGGGTTCTTTCCTCTATTAGCGCTTGGATTTTTGGCAGATGACACACGCTTCTGAGAGCTTGTAGACACGTAGTTAGCTGTTCTAATCTTACGGTCTCCTACCTGTATAGACCTAGTCCTACCAACTACAGATGCGCTTGACGCAGTCCTAGCTACTCGGTAAACCTGCCTCTGCAATTCAACAGGGACTTCTGACAGGTCTGCAGGGCCGTGAGGGTATCCCAACAGTACGCCGTCGGAACCTTGGAACTGGTTCTTCCTGTTCAGCATTGGGCCTTTAGAGATAGAGCTTTTAAAGGTCTGCCAAGTTCCTGGAGGCACGTTGTAGTAATTGTAGAAGGTTCCATCGCGGAAGACAACGGTTAGTTTACCGCGTTGGTCTGCGTATGGCTTTGCCCTCTCACCTACATAGAGGTAGTAGCCAGCAGCTAAGGTCCTTGGACGAGAAGCATTGCTCGTCGAAGTTGGTATGTTTAAGTTTTCTGGATTAACAGGGGTTAAGCGGTCACCAAAGAAGTTGGTCTCTTCATCAAAGACGTCCATCCCATATGCTGATGAGTCATTCCCATTAAATACTTGCCCACCATAGTTAGGGTCTTCACGGTATGCATCTGCTTGAAACTCTGAGTAACGGTCTCTAATCGGCTTGCCAGTAGCGGGGTCAACTTGAGTTTGCCCATCTATTTGACGAACTGGGTTTGTAGTGGGTAGCTGGCTCAGCCTAGGGACTACATAGTCCCCCGTAATTTCCGTAAGGCGATTACGTAGTTGATTACGTAGTTCTTTATCGGCAGCCATGACCCCAGTATAAAGTTAACCCCCGCCCATGTAAGTATGAGCGGGGGTTAACTATTACTTTTGCTTAGCTAGCGTAGTAAGGGGTGATGGTGATTGCGTCACCTTCAATTACACCATTGGCAGCTGGTGCGACGCTCTGGGTGACAATCTTGCCAGCCTTAGCGACGACCTTGGCGGTGCCAGTATCTGGGTCACTTGCAACGTCAGCATTGGTCTTAGCAAATACCAAGGTAGAACCAGTGGTTCCAGTAATCAGCGTGAAAGTACCGTTGAATACAACGTTAGTCAGGCCAGCGATGACTACTGAGTCACCAACTGCAAAGCCGTGGGCTGCTGCAGTAGTTAGGGTAGCTACGTTGCTGGTTAGAGCTACATTGCTAACTGCTGGGGTGTAAGCAGCTGCGGTAGTGATGTCGGCGGTCAAGTAACCAGCGTCAATCAAAGACCGACGTGCAGCCGCGACTGTAAGTCCAAGTACGCTAGGTACAAGGAGGTTGCCTAGACCTTCACCTGGATAGTTAGGGGTATATAGAGGGAACCCATTCCAACCAGAAATCATCAATGCGTGATTATCTAGGTCTGGGTCCAGCAGCTCTCCGCCGTTCTCAAGACGAACGTCGTTGGGCTGAGGGGGCAGGTTGCCCCATACATGGTCTATGACAACGTTTCCAGCGTCATCAACAAGATTACCATTTTCGTTTGTTGCCATTAGTTTTCTTCCTCACATTCATGAATGGATAGTTCATCCTCGTATAGGATGTCCCCACAGTCTTTACAACGGAACATACGTACGTCATCTAGTGCTTCATGCAAAGAATCGGAATGTAAGTCCTCTTGTACCACCCTTGTTTGCGCAAGAACCTCGGGTGGAAAAGGTCCGTGGGGCCTATATACTGTACTAGGGATAGCGTGTCCCTGTATGGCAAACTTTCTAACTAGTCCCATTACTCCTCCGTTGGAGTGGAAACTTCTTCTAAAGACTCCTCTTTAGGCACAGCAACTTCAGCCTTTTTCTTCTTACTTACTTTAGGGGTCACTACTTCAGGTGTGTACACCTTCAGCATTAGCCTTCCCGTTTTAGTTTTTAGGAAGCCAGGTACGTGACCTGCGCAAAATAGCATTGAGCTCAATGGCCCAGTTGCATACTCGTATTGAGCGTCTAAGGTACATGCAGCACATTTCATATTTAATCTCCGTATTGTTCTTGAGCATCTTTATTTAGCTGTGGGCTAGGAAACATAATTGGTTTTGGGCGCTTGTTGATAGGTAATAGAACCCCATCTTTATCCGTGTTTTTAACAGGGGACTTGATAGCTGCTGGTTTAGCAGAGGCTTTAGCTGGCGGGGATTTTACTGCAGACGTTTTCGCAGTAGCTGCCCTCATAGGTGCTGCGCGAGGAGTGGCCTTCTCCTTAGCTTTTTGAGCAGAAGTATTCTGTTTTTCTTTTTCAGTTTGCTGGCGTGCCTTCTCTACCGAGACAACTCCCCTGGCGCGTTCTTTAGCCAGAGCCCGAGCTCCTGTGGAGCGGGCGTTAGACATCTCTGTGGCCTTACTTACCTTATCTGCATGGCCTTCTTCAAAGGCCGTCTTCTTTGCGCTAGCTCTGTCAACAGCTGCCTGAGCCTTTTCTTCAGCTTTTAAAGGGGCGGCCTTGACTTTACCATAAAACTGCACGGCGCTATTAACTCTTTTACCCAAGCCTCCAGCTATCTTGCTGGCTGCTCCCTCGTTAAAAGTGTAAGGGGATTTAATCATAACGCGTCTTCTTCTAGCTTAGCAATGCGCTTTTCTAGCAATTGAAACTTTTTGTCACCTTTTTCAATTCTATCTTCAATGCGGTCTACCGCATCCTTAAGGGAGCTTCCTCCATTATTAGATAACTGACCGTCAATCTTATTAAGTCTTTCCATAACTCCAGGGTCTCCGTCCCTACCGTCACGGCCCCTGGTCCCTGCCCAATCCACCATAAAGTTCTCCCACGCGGCCATCGCGGCGAAGAGCCTTTTAAAAATGGGACTGACTAGTTGCTTAATAGCAAACACAGCACCTACTACCACAGTGATGCTGGCAGCGAGGGTTAGGATTAAAGTCATTTCTGAAGACATTTATAAACAGGTCCTAAGGTAAGTTGCAGGTATCTACTATTGTGAAGTATGATAGCTGATACCGCACACGATACTCGGAGAACTTATGCAGACCCTTCTTATTCTATTCATCATCTTTGTAGTCTTTTGCACATTCTTTATGTTGTTTTTGCAGTGGCTGTCCCAAGGCTCAAAGGACCCATTTGCCAAAAAGCTACGCACTATCGGATGGATAGGCGTAGCTCTAGGTTATGTGGCTATCTCATTGGGCCTTTTCGTATTGCCCATCTTTTAGTATTTGGTCCTCCACTAATAGATTCTCCAGCAGCACCTCTGCCTGGTGAAGCCCAGCTAATTATGCTTGGTTTTTCGTTTGATTTAGGCCACTGATTTCCCAACATAGGGGAAACAGGTCTAGGAGTAATGACCTGCTTATTAGGGACTAGTTGCTTACGGGGAAGCATAAAGGGTGCCACGAGATGTTTCTAGTCTTCTTTAGGGCTAGTTACAGCGATGATAGAAGTTAGCACTGATAGTAGGGCTGCTCCACCAGAGATGCTTATTAGGGTTACGTAGTCAATAGCTAGCAATCCGATACTGCCAGTTCCTAGTACAGCCACTGCGGCCTGTGCAAATGTTTTTACGGCGCGTTCTCCCGCAAAACTCCAGAACTTCTTAGTCAGAATAGTCATTATGGCTCCATTTCATTGTTATTGGGTTTGTATAGTTTTACATCTTCAAGTGTAGCAATCGCTGTGTAAGCGGTCAATATAATGCTGATAAGAGATACTCCGCCTGTAATAAGGGCGACACCTACACCGTACATGTCGTTTAGAAAAGTGAAGCCCCCAAGTATAACCATGGCAAAGCCTAGGCGGTAGGCTCCAAAGATTAGAGTTCTACGAAATTTCCAGCTAGGGCCTTGCGGTGCCTCAGACTCTTCCTTTAAGAAGAACAATGCATTTATTATAGATTTCATAGCTCTCTCTTGCAACAAGGGCAAATCTCTACAAGATTAGCCTCGATAAGCTTCTTAAGGTCCACCTTCGCAGACGTTGCTCCAAAGACACCTTTTAGGGTCCTAGACGCGGTTCCATGGAGATGGGGCCCTGAACTTCCAGAGCCCGTGTTACCGATGTAAGCCATAAGTTGCCCAGCTTCAACCTTTGTGCCTACCGTTTTGTTTATAGGAGCATGAGGCCCCTCAACTCGGGGTCCTCTACAATTCATCCCGTGGTTATTGCAAGAAATGTGGGAGTATCCTAGATACCATACCTTCTTGTCTTTAGCCATAGCGGTTTGGACAATAACCCAGCCAAGGACATCAGACCACTGGATAAGCTTTATAGTTCCTGCAGCAATAGATGATATTCCAGTTCTACCCTTATTAGAGCCAGAAGGGGCCCAGTCTGTACCTGAGTGAGGTTGCATGTTGTTCTGCCGACGAAAGGCAGACATAGTCCCGTATTCACCTGTAACGGCGCTTTCGGGGAACGGCATTAGCCAAGACATAGTTCTCCTAAGTAATTTACGTGTACTACCATTGTGACTTACTTAGGGTCCGATGTCGGCGTAAACTTTGGGGTAGCTAGTTGCTGGGACTCACATCCCAGAGCCGCCACCGTCTCCTCCGCCATCAGCACCGTCTCCTGGTGCTCCTCCGATAGCGTCTGCGGCGCGGTCTCCTGCCGATGTGTCTCCAGGAGTTCCCTGCATAGAAGTGTTTGAGCCCGTGCTCATAGCTGCATAGTTATTTGCACCTGCGTACATGACTGGGTAGCCGTGCCAAAAAGGTGAGCCTGGAACCGCAGGTCCCCGAGTGCTGCCCCCAAAAGAGCTCTCCCTAGCTGCTGCTACTTGGTCTACACCTGGGACCATGTTGAACTCCCTTAGGTAGGGAGCCATCTGGCTCTTTTCGTATTCAGGAAGCATTGTTACCTCTTTTTTTTCTTAGGTTGTCTTTGGGTTAGGCTGGAGCTTGTAGCAATCTTTTTAGAAGGAACCTTCTTTGCCCGTGCGGTTCCTGGCCCTAGCTTGGTAGCAACTACCATGTGCTCTAATTCTCCTGGGGCAGGCTTACCTTTACGTAGCTCGTTGCCGCTTAAGGGTCTAGTCATTTTTCCTCTTCATCTGAGAAGACCTCAACTTCGTATTCACTCTCGTCAAACAAGGAGTAAAGTAGGTCTTCGTCTAGCTCTTCGCCATCAAAATAGACATCATCCGCTGTATCAGCGTCGTAAGGGTCTATAGGTCCGTACCAGGTCACATAAATAGTGTGCCACAGATTGTTTGTGTTGGTGTTCTAAGCTCCCCTTCCTGGACTTGAACCAAGAACCTACGAGTTAACAGCTCGCCGCTCTGCCGAATTGAGCTAAAGGGGAAAGGCTTTAAGCTTTTACTAGCTTCCTTTTAACTGAGTCAAAGGTCTTTGGGTGCTTCTTAGAAGATTTCCCATTGTTTCTTTTATCGTTACTTGTTTTAGCCATTAGCTTTTACCCCATCCGCCACCCTTAAAGATGGCCGCGCCTAGTGAGAATTTCTTTCTCCGTGCAGTAGAGCACGTCATACAAATGATAGTTGGGGAATCACTGACAGGGTGGCTAATTTCAATAACACTTTTACAAGTTGCGCACTCGTAGTCATACACTGCCATAGTTCTCCTTTGCACGTGGGCTGTAGAGGAGTTGCACCTCTCATGTGGTCAGAAAGGAAGTAAAGACCCCACACGGCTCTCGTCAGCCCTAAAACAGTGGCAAGTACAACCAGAAGTCGTAGTAGAAGATTTGGTTAGTTATAATCGGATAACCGAAGTACTTGCCACTGTTTAGTTTTAGACTAGTACTTCGTCAGCTCCGCCACTACGGTCTGACGCTGTACTGGGATTAGTATAGTCAATAAAGTCTAACATTGCAGCAATCGAGTAATAAGACACGTCAAAGAAAGTAGAGGCTTGAGAAAGCAGGTCTACTGGGTGACTAACTTTCTCTAAACCGTATACGTCTTCTAGGTACTGCAGCAGGGCTGGAGTAAACGCTTCTATGAAGTCTGCTGGTGCCATGCAAGGAAATTCATTCATTAGTTATTCCGTCTCTAAATGCCTATTAAACACAAGTCGCTCACGTTCATCAATGATTTGATACGCAAACTTCATTAGCTTTTCGTATGCTTCAGCATCGGTAGTGGTTTTGTTGTAGTGATGAGCGCAGAAAAGTAGCTCACCAATGTTTCCCACAGCCTTCACATAGGCCTGAGAGGAACACTCGAAGTCGCACCTGTCTAGGGGCGTAAGCGTCCAGACCACTGTTTCAGTCATCTTGTCCCTCTATAGAAACTATCTTGGTAGTTACCCACCATCCATCTTTACCGCCAATGTACATGTGCTTGCCTACTTGCACTGGTAGCCTTTTGTGCGCATCTTCTTCGCCAAACGCAGAGGGCAGTTCGTTGACTTTCATTCCTTCATAATTGTCAAAACAATACGCGTACCAGTGCTTGAATTGAAAAATTCCATTCTTGAAGCAATAGCCGTTTCTAAGGTCGTATATAGACCCAGTCTCAGTTGTAATTATCATCTGGTCTTCCTGTCACAGAAAAATACGAACACCCTCTTGCCAATAATGATATCTAAGGTCGGTTGGGTTTTCACGTCATACAGGTTGATGCCGAATACATAGTGAGTCCCCAGAGAGCCAGAGTCTCTATAGCTTCTAAACTTAATCACCGAATTTCTCCTTATAAGAGTTATCTAAAGCCTTTAAAGCTTTGCTGACGCAAATTTCTGCACCATCACCATAGCGATGTTTAAACTCTACACCGCGTTCTTCGTAGCCCTCTAGATACAGGGGGTCTTCACCAGTAGTAGCAATGTAGGTGTTCACATTACTAGGTGAAGTTCCGCCCTTTACTCTGGCTATGTGTATCTCAGTGAGCAGCTGTCTGTTTAATCTAATCTGGACGTGTAGTGGCATCTTGACCTCTTCTCTTGGCTCCCATTACTCCCCTTAGGTATTCAAAGCAATAGATGTGCATCAGTGAGTCCCATCCAGCATCGTGCTGATTCTCTGTACCAATCTTTTCAATGGCATAAGCCTTCGCGCGTTTCTTCCAAGTCGCAGCTTTTACGGGCATCCCGTGCTCCTCTTTATAGTCCAGAGCGAAGCATAGTGCGTTTAGGTCAACAGTTCTTCTTGAGAAGAGTGAGTAGGTTTTAGGCAGAGAGTCTTTCACAAAGGGCATGTCGAATGCGCCAACGTTGAAACCAACAGGAATAGTTTTACCCCTGCTGTTAGTATCGACCCCTATTGCAATCAACCAATCGTAAACCTGACTGTCAACCTCATCTGGCAAAGGCGCACTTTGTAAAGACTCTAGTGTTATGCCGTGAACCTCAAAGGCGCGCTCTGACCACTGGCACTCACCTGGATTCATATTCATGGAGATTTGATACCCGTCCTCGGTGGATAGGCCAATCTGAATCAGCTTGCCACCTTCACTCAACTCACTAGAGGACATCTCTCCATCTAGTCCTAGGAATAGGTAACTCATTTCTCTCCTTTATAAGTAAAAATGATTATTTGCGTTTTAGCTTATAAGTTCAATCTGCACTGAACACTCGCAGCCTATCAACGCTGTGTGATAGTCGCTGCAGTTTTCTGTTAGAACTTGGACAATCCGTCTTCGTTCTCCAAGCAGCGCCCTAGAGAGTTTAGTCTCTATGACCGCAATCAAAGCGTGCGGGGCGTCAAGCATGTCATTGACCCAATGGTTATCAAGGAACTCTTGCTCTTCTTGTAGCTCGTCTGCATCAAGTGAGCCTAGGTAATCCTCTTGCTTAGTCATCTCTCGCACTCCATAATCATGTTGCGTACAGTGGCTTCATACTCTTTTTTCCACTCTGGAAAATCAGACAGTTGTTCAAAGATTTCGTTTAGCTCTTGCTCACGTTTTTCTGTGTCGTAAGAAACGCTCTTGCCTCCGTAGCAACCAACTCCGTACCTAAACTCCCACTTGTTATCATCGTGAAAGTCTGGCATAAACTCCGCTTCATTCCATGAGCCACCGCAAACATCGCAGTCGGAATCGTCGCCCAAGCTCCAAGAGAGGTCTCTATCTTCTTCAGCCATCTCAACTGCAAAGTCTCGCTTTGTAGTTGGCTCAGTCATCTTGTCCCTCTCTTATTAGTTTCTCTAGGTCTTTTGCGTAATAGGGGTCAGCTAGTGCCTCTAGGATGTCTCGCTTAGCTGCTTTATCCTTTATGAGCGCAATGATACGTTTCTGCTCTTCCTCAACTCCAGCTTCGTAACCCTTGAGAAAGGCAAAACTTATTTGTAATCCATCGTCTAGTTCACTCACAGTGCACTCCTACCTATACCCTATACGCTTTTGTTGGTACTCACTCTATCACTTTAGAAGAGCATGTCCCCGCTTTGGGGTTTCGGGTTTCCTTCTTGAGAGTCTTGGTATTCAGACCTTGGGGTAGTCATCTTGGTTTTCCTGTTGGGGGTGGCGTCAGACGCGCCGAAAGGGGCTGGGTTGAACTGAGACTTATTAGCGTTGCTATTAGCAACCTCTTTGCCCGCTGTAGTGCCACGAGCTGCCAGCTGAGCATCGCGCTTCTTAATGCTGCTCTTAGCTTTCTTATAGCGGCCTTCGAGACTCAAAGCTCTAAACCTGTTTTCCAGAAGGAGTGGTTGGGGTCAGACAAGTCCATGTGCACAACATTAGTGTGTGGGTCCCTGATGCCCTGAAGTCCCATTCGGGAAGTCGTCTCTTCAACCTGACTCTTTGGAGACTCAAACTGAGTTGGGTCGTTGACGTTCTTGACTGAGCCGTCTCTTTTATCGTGGAAGTCCATTAGTCACTCTTTTCATGTTTGGTTTCACATTCTCTGGCTAAGGACGCAACGGGGAATGATTTTTTGCAAATGCTACAGTGACCTTCGCTCATTGTTCCATTGTCCGCCTTTTGCGGACTCTCTGCAGGGTGAATTTTTTCGATAGAAGTCTTTTTTTCACTTCTCGTGTCAAAAGGATAACGTTATCGGGATACTTTTGACATTTGGCAAATCTAGCCTAAAAACGCCCTCGTAGAACGGCGGCTAACGGACTTTGACGATGCACCACGGGTGATTGCATCAAAACAAAGATAAAAGCCCCCAGATTGTCTCTGAAGGCTTATTACGGCTATGTGGTTACTTTCGGCTATTCATGACCCACAACTTTGAAGCCTTTACGACTTCTTACCTCATTTGGCTTCTTAGAAGGGGTGTAAAGTGTCTCATCTGACTCAAAAGGTTCCACTCTGTGGATTGTTCCCTTACCTCCACCAAAGAATCCTTCGGCGTATGCACGAGCTTTGTCAATGTCAGGAGTTGCTGAGGCTTCGCCCTTATTTGGACGGACTACTTCACCGATAGGAATAGTGGCAGGTGAACCGTGATAAAGAATCTTTCCTTCACCACTACCTGCTGTGCGACGGTGGTTAAATGGAATGGCCAAAAGTTATCCTAAGAACGCCCCTATTACCAAGCTATTCGGCTGGAGCGGACTTGACAGGGTTAGTTTTAAGGTGCTTGGTGTACTCACCAGCGGCTGTTTCGTTCAGTGGACTGCTGCTGCCACCAGAGGTCATACCCATTGGGCTAATCACTTTGCTAAGCATCGGACGACCTTTGCCAGTCGCAATGTAGTCACCGTGCTTCTGAGCTGCTCCTTCGGAGCTGTGCATGGTGTCGGTTACAGCAGGGTCTGACATTTGAAGTCTGTAAGAACCATCGTGAAGACTAGTGTGGTCTCCCTGCTTACGGCTTGGGTGTTCTGCTCTGTTAGGTACGTCCATTTTTCTTTCCTAGCAATCTTTGAACTGAGTGGAGTTAAGAGCTCCGTGCTTTTCAGCCTTGCGGTCCTTGCGGAGTAGCATGCCGCCGCCGACTGCTCCTACGACTGCCCCTACTCCAGCAGCCATTAAGGCGTTTGCTGGGGATGCTCCATCGTGAGCTCCCATAGATGCGCCTGCCATGGCTCCCATAACTGCTGAGCCTGTTGGAAGAGCATCTACCATCTTATATTTTTTCATAATTAGATTCTCCCACGCAATTGTATTTTTCTCTCAGTAACCATTATTTCTTATTCGACGTACGAGGAACTTTTTTCTCCAAGGCGGCATTACCGTTCACGCTGGAGGCTTCCTTGGTTACTTCGCCTGATGTCTGAGCAAGATTGGCTCTTAGGTAGTCTCCGCCTTTGATGCCACGAGGGCCACCAAACATGCCCTTGGCAATGTTGGGACTGAGATTACGATTCATGCTCCCAGTATGACATAGCTACAGGGGCGATTTAAGGCTAAAAATGATAAGGGTGACCCCCTGGTAGAACTGTCCGTAGATGAAAAGGGGGTAACAACTACGGCTCGGCCAGGGGGCCACCTGAGTAGATAGTAGCACATGCCATGGCTACAGGGGCGTTTTAAGACAACCCGTGCATGTGGTTCCAGATAGCAATCATGTAGACCTCTGCGTCCTCTGGGTCATCATACTTCTTAGCCAGTTCTTCAATGGCGGCGATTAAAGCTGCCTCTGGCAGGTGGGTGACATAGTGCCAAAGCTGCACCAAGTCATCGTCTATAAACTTCATAACAGTATTATAAGGCTACTGGGGCGTTTTATACATAGAATCGGTAGGCCGCAGCCGAGTCGGCTCCATTCGGGCCTTTTCGAGTGTCTTTGGGGGGTCAAACCTGCACATTCCGCAATTTAATGCCCAGTAATCAACCGATACCGAAGGATACGGGGGCATTTTAGGGACAAAATGGGCTACTGCCTCACTTTCAAGGTCATCAAGCGGGTGTGAGACCTGGCATGACCTGCTGGAATTCTGCGGTTACCCTGCTGGCGTGCAATAATCCACTTATCGCCACCACGCCGAACAGGTGCGGCGCGCACTCACTCGCTTACTTACGGGCGGTTATCGCTACTAGGTGTATGAATTATGTTCTTGCGCTTACTAGTGGTAATCGCCACTTAGCCCGCTGTCACTATGGGCTATCACGCTAAGTAAAGGAATAACTAATGAACGCTGTATCTATCCCGACACGCTCAACCGATACACCATCAACCATCATTGACGCTACCGACAACGCTCTACGGGGCGCTATTGGTAACGTGTTCGTCGATGCTGTATTTCAGGCTCACGCTCAGGACGAGTTGGCTTTTAGGGTCGCTGTAAAGGCGGCAACTAAGGCGCAAATAAAGGCTGATGCCGATGCTATCAAGTATGCCAATGCAGAACTACTCAAGGCAGACTTGCAAGACAATGGCTCAACTGTTCTGGGTATCGCCGTATCATACGAGGAACTACTCCACCTAGCCACCGTTGGTGTCAAGGCATGGTATGACCTACCCGAGGGTAACATCATCGCCCGTCTAGTAAGCGACGTCACCGTAGCCCTAGCTGGGGCGCAGTCTCGTGAGGCAAATGCGCTCAAGAGCGCTATCGCCGAGCTACAAGGCTAATCAGGCTACTGTATCCCCGTAAGCAAGCCCGTCTCCGAGTATGACCAGACTATACAGGCACTTCACGCCTTGTTATCAGGTACTACAAGGGGACGGGCTTACTTATTACAGGCTTGTATACCTATACGGTTAGCTAGGTTCTTGGTTCCTAGCTAGCCTTATAGATAGACAATCCGTTTATCTAGCCCAACATACATACAGGAGGACCTAATGGGTCGCAAGAACAGTAAGGCACGAGAGAAGCCACAACCAGAGAGCACAGTAGCTATGGTTGCTAGGCTCAACAAGCAGAACACCGTCTACAAGGCACACAAGAGAGAAGAAGCGTTCTCTATGTCTCTCTCTATAGGTTCTCGTATACCTGAATCTATCTCTAAGTCCCTTCGTAAGTAACTTAGGGGGGCAAAGCCCCCCTATAACCCCCCGACTACGGGGGCGTTCTAAGGTAAGCCCTAATGAAAGGAAAGCTAATGCCTACTAAGCAAGATGTGACCTGTTACAACTGTGAGAAAGACTTCACAGCGTGGAAGAAAGACATACAAGACTCGGGAGACTACCCCAAGTGCCCAAGTTGTAGAGAAGAGTTCAATGTTTGGCTAAGAATGTTATGGGGTGAGCAGAACTAATGCTCATCAAATACTATCCAAGGTTCATGCACCCAACGTTTGGAAGCGTAGGCGACCACCTATGCAAGAGCTGTGCAGGTGAAAGAACTATAAGCGAACCAAGCCCAATGACCAAGTGTGACAACGGTCACAACTAACGAAGGAGAGTAACTAATGGCAACACTTACACCGCTAAGAGAACTAGCACCAAAGATTGAGAGAGAAGGTAGGGGCAAGAGCTGGTATGTATACGCTCAACCCTATGTAGAAGCTATGTATTCACTGGATACAGTAGCCGATGATTACTATCAGGACACTGGTTCAAGCATCGTTTCGTATGCACTATCCAACCTTACCTACTGGCGAGGAGAGACAGCTAAAGAAGTAAAGGCACAACTCAAAGCACACCTAAAGTAAGAGAGACACAACATGCAACAGTATGAGTTCACAGTTACACAGTCTGAATACGGACTGGTAACCATAACTGCACCAACTATAGAAGGTGCTCGTAGACAATTACGAGAGCTATACGAGACAGGTGCTGTTGATTGGCACGATGCAGAAGTTACATTCGAACAATACGAAAGAGAGACACGATGAAGCGACTAAGAGAATACATAGAACTACGCAAGCAGCTAATGGCTAGCCCTTATGTGAGTGATGCAGTTAGTAGAGACAGGAACAACTTGCTCAAGTTCTTTACGGATAGCCGAAAGCTTGAGACAGCAAAGGTTGTCAAGACATTAGATGGCATCAGATACTCCAAGCCTTGGCCCAAGGGCACAAGCAATGATGATGCATTCAACCTAGCAATCATGGAAGCAATCACAATCGTAAGACAGGAGATGAGATAACAATGGCAAGCACATACTCAAACTCAAGACGTATGGAAGTAACAGAAGCAGGAGTGATGCAGGTAAAGGTGTGGAGGTGCAGCTATTGCTACACCGAGTTCATTCAGAACCCACAGCCTGAACACCACTGTGATGACTACCCGATAGATGAACCAGAGTATACCAACCTAGTTGTAAAGCAAGCAGAGTCATACTACCTAAGGAGAAGATGATGACAGTTCCAAAGAGTGTGTTCATACACACACGCCGTTGGCATGATAAGACATGTGGCACTAACTACTTCGCAAGCCGAGTTGAGGTAGGCACAGGTAACTATTACTATGTGCCATTTCAGTATGGCTATGAGGAGGCAGACATAGATGCAGTTGTAAAAGTATTACAAAGTGCAGGCTATGAAGTAGAGCGTAAGCAGTTCAATACAACAGGTGCACCCTTTGACCACTACCGAGTTGCCTACTGGTCAACCAAAAAAGAAACCAAGAGATTAGGAGACGAGAACGCATGAGATACAACGTCACGTTTATAACAGACAAAGTAGTGCTTACTACCTCAGTAGAAGCTACCGATGAAGACCAAGCACACGACCAAGCACTAGCCACAGTGTCCTACGAACTAGGGCTGAACCTTATACCCATCAGATACCAAGTGGAATACGAAGAGACGGAGGAATACGCATGAGCTACGAACCAGGAGTAATTACACGAATAAGCAACACCTACACACTGCTACAAAGCTACGGTGTGAACGTTTGGTATGGGGAAGCAGGAGATGACACTGACCTAGCCAAGATGACACTAGACAACACGCCCATGGAAGAACTACTTGCTTACTGCAAGGAGTATGGCTACCTAGAAGAGGAGGAAGTATGAGCGAGACAGCTTACTTTATGAACAAGACACAGGCAGAGATGCTAGCCAACTTGATACAAGAGACGATGTCGAACAGCTACGAGGACTACCAGAACTATGCAGAGTTACAGCCTGTATACCACGTACTTACAAGAGGGTGGACATTCAAGACACCAGACCACGAAGAGAGAATGAGGGAGGGCAAATGATTAAGTATGACAGCGAAGTCTGCTACCAGTGTGAAGCCAATGAAGTATCTGTGCCTGTAGGTACAGTGCACCCATTGTGTGGAGAGTGTGAGAACGAGTTCGATAGCTGGTTCTCTCAGCAACTTATACAACTGGGCTGACAGCAAGCCCCAACACAAACAAACGCCCGAATAGCATACGTATAGGTGCAAGTCCTATACGGGCACGAGTAGTAACCGCTACTTATACATGAAAGGAATAACGCATGAAAGATTACACCGTTAGTATCTACGAAAAAGTTGCTCACATTGTAGATGTACAAGCTGACTCAGAAGATGAAGCATACGACAAAGCCTATGAAGTTATCTCTCTAGGTAAGCCCTATGACATCGAAGCTGTGGAGTTCACTGGTGAGTGGAAAGCGGAAGAGGCATAACGCATGAACGAATGGACAGTATGGGTAGGTGGTGGAGAAGTCAATGACCACCTACTTACCTTTGAAGAAGCCTCAGAAGTACTAGAAGAGTACAAGCAAAGAGGTTACGAAGATGCAACTATAGAGAGGATAAAAGAATGAAAAAGTATGTAACAGACGTAACAATCAGCGTGACAGTAGACGCTAAGGATACAGAGAATGCGTGGAGGCAAATAAACCAGCTTGCAATCGCTCTAAGAGACCTCGCTGAAGCAATGGATTACAACTCAGAGCTTCAGGACATAGAGGAGCCAGAAGAGATAGAGGAGGAAAACTAATGCCAGAAGAGAAATGGGTTACCGTAGCTTATCACGATGAGCCAGAAGACGAGCTAATGGTATTCGTATCCATTGACAAAAAATGGATAGAAGGAGAAGACGATGACAACATCTTTTTCTACTTTGATACGCAAGAAGAATACGAGAACGCAAAACAAATAGACAACGGACTAGAGTTCCGCATACTAAAGGAGGAGAACTAATGAGCAAGGTTATTAGAGCAAGCATTGTTTTTGAATACTTGGTGGATGGGGATGAAGTCCTAAGTGAACTTACACCCGAAGAACAAATTGAGTATGTCAAAGAAAATGTCGTAGAAGACATAATGTCTATGGGTTTTGGGAATTCTGATTCCTTACTAGCCGCAATTGAAATCAAAGTGTTAGAGGAGGACTAAGATGCCAAATTATTTAGCGCATTATTCAGTAGGTGAATACGGAAAAGTATGGTTCAAAGCGGATTCGTTTGAACACGCGGAGAAGTTACTTGCAGAGGTGTTGGAAGGTGAAATGCTATTCGATGACTTGCCTAACATGGCAACCAAGCCGAAAGGCGATGAGCTAGAGATTGAAGGCTTGGAGGAGTTGCCCTAATGGATTGCCCAAGGCACGAAGGAAGCTACGATTGCACACCATTTTGTAACCTATGCGAGGGCAACCAAGAATACGAAACTAAGGAGATAACTAAATGACCAAATGGATAGAGAACGAGCACGCTGAAGCAGAAGCAAACTTAGAGTATCAACGACAAGCAATTGCTAGGGGTGGTGGAAGCGTTAGCGAACTAGATTATGCAATTGGATACCTAGACGCAATAACTAACGCTTGGAACGAAGAGTCTGGAATGCCCCAACACAAACAAACCATAGAACACCCAACTAAGGAGGAAAACTAATGAGCAAGCAAGTTCACTTTGTAATAGCAGTAGACGTAGACACTAAAGAAATTTACATAGACGACGATACCTATTCGGCAAGGTTTGATGAGGAACAAGGCTACTTTGACACCGATACAGAAAGTTGGAAAGCAGACGACGACCAATCTTTCTATAATCAAGCACTAGAGATACTAAACACTAAGGGAAAGGTATGCGGACAATGTTAGATAACAGCACTAAAGGCTTAGAGCCAGCCACACTAACAGGCTCAGAGTTGGAAGATGAAGACACAATCGTATGGCAGTCAACACTTACTCAAGAGATGGTAGAGCACATGTCTGAAAAAGACTTGAGCAACCTAATCGAAGAGCTAGACAGTGCAGTAGAAGACATCTGCACACAGTATGACGAAGACATGAGTGGGCTTTAAGAGCTGTGGAAATCAGCAGGCACTATGCACACGAGATTGTAGTAGCACAGTACTCAGACCTCAACGGTGTAGCCGTGAATTTCTCAATAGAGTGTCTAGACTGCGACGAAGTAATAGCCGACCAAGACGAACCAACTAACTAAGGAGGAAAGACCATGAGCAGCTTATGGAAGAGTAAAAAGAAAGACCTATCAGGTAAGTTCACTATCACCTACAGCATCACGTACAACATGAGCAAGAAGTCACTACGTAAGGACTTCCTTGAGTGGTGTGACGATTACAAGCCAACCGTTAAAGCATTGAACGATTGGTTGTCAGACAGATTCATTGACCCTATAGCAGTAGACCCTAAGGCAACACTAACGATAACTAAGGAGAGTAACTAATGGGATTAGACATGTACCTAGAAGCACGTAAGTATATAAACCGCATAGATTGGAAGACCGTACCACAGGGCAAGTTAGCTGACGGAGCTACCCTTGACGACTACGTATCACAAGAGTTCAAAGAAGTACAAGAGATGTTTCCTACAAAGCTTACTAAGCACGCTGAAGGCGGAAGCACAGTAAGTGTCAACATAGGTTACTGGCGCAAGGCTAACCAAATACACAACTGGTTCGTAACGAATGTTCAAGATGGGAAAGACAACTGTGAGCCACATCAAGTAAGTGTCACTGAGCTAAGCCAGCTGGTGTCTAGTATAGACACCGTACTAGCTGGAGACATAGAGACTGCTAAACGAGAGCTGCCCGTATTAGCAGGGTCCTTCTTTGGTAACTACGATGAAGAAGAAGGCTACAACCTGTACTACTACGAAGAGCTGACCACTACCAAGGAGATGTTGGAAGACATCATCGCCGCAAGAGTTGAGGGCGACGGTTACGACATGTACTACCAGTCAAGCTGGTAATAACCAAACACAACGAAAGGAATACTAATGAACGCTATAACAATCCCTTACAAGATAGAAGACAAAGAGTTCTGGTCAAGCATCCTAGGTAGTACAGAGTTCACCGAAGAGTGGTGGCTCAAGATTCACTATGAGGACGACACTAGTTGGGAGTATCCAGGAGCTATACAAGTGACTGCACTAGATGGAGACAACAAGCCAGTTACTAAGAGACTTACATTAGATGACCTGCTGGTTGCATACATCTTTGCAGTGACACGTGAGTATGGTCACTGTGGTGCACTAGTAGACATACAAGACATGGACTCATGCGCCAGTGACATAGTGCTGCAGATAGCAATGTTCGGAGATGTTATCTATGGATAGTAAGCGTGTGAAGTTCTTACTACGTGGAGCAAAGCAAACACTGCCCCAACACAAACAAACCATAGAACACCTATGGATACGTAAGAAAACAATTTTGCGTATCATGACCGAGGCCTATAACATGGGCAGAGAGGATGAACATGGAATTCAAACAGACCCTAATGTGTGAAGAGTGCTTTGCACACTACACCGATACAGACCCCAAGCACGTATGCGGAGAGAATGGTGAATACGTAGTGTTCCCATTTGAATTGTACGGCCCCGAAGCGCTTTGGGATAGCGAGTACTAGCACCATAGCCAGACCAGCAGACACCTAGGTGCAAGTCCTAGGCTGGCACGACTAGCAACCGCTAGTTATTTATGAAAGGAAATTCATGTACGCAACACTTATACTCAGCCAGTCTCCTTACGGTGTAAGACAGACTGCTATCATCCCTACGCCATCAGGCGAAGTAAGAATAATGTACCGCTGTGGCTTTGGTCGTGGCTTAGGTGCAACTTGGATAGAGACTGCACCTGATGTAGATGCAATGCAAGAGCTCACACTCAATGCACCTGTGTCTTTGCTTATGACAGGAGCGCACTTACGTGACGTAGACTTCCTAGGTCGTACGCCAAACAACGTGCTACAAGCACTAGGTAAGCGCATCAGTACTAGCTTTGTCCCTAGTGTAGCTACCTTGCAAGAGGTGCACGACACAGTTATGTCACTTGCAACTACCAACCCTGTGTCCCTCAGCAAGTTTGCACACAAGCAGATGACTGTTGTCACAGTGCCACCAGTAGTAGCACCTGTATTACAAGCTGTAATAGAGCCTGTAGTACAAGATGTACCAGAGCCGATTGCAGAGGTAGACCAGCTAGTTGTACCGACGCTATCCGCTAATCCTGCAAGCTCCACTGCACGTAGCCTCAACATCCTCAATGTTCCAGAAGTTACCAGCTATCACGAACGTACCTTCGAGGACATTCCAGAGACCAAGGTGTACGACGTAGCTACCAAGACACAGCAAGCTGTGTTGCTTACAGGTGATGCAGGTACAGGCAAGACATCCAGTGCACGTAACTGTGCCGCTAGGCGTCAAGTACCGTTTGTAGTTATCGAGTGCACTCAGCAGATTGACAGCTCAATCATTCAAGGTAGGTTCGTACCAGAGGAAGACGGCAAGTCAGTCAAGTGGGTATACAGCCAACTAGCTACAGCAGTACAGCAGCCTTCTGTAATCCTGTTCAATGAGCTGACACGTATGTCTCCCAAGTCTGCTTCGTTGTTCTTGCGACTATTGCAAGAGCGTGAGTTGTTCATCGAGCCATTCAATGAAGTAATCAAGCTACATCCTGAGTGCCTCATCATTGCAGATGCCAACGTAGGTACGTCATACAACGGCACCATGAGACAAGACGGTGCACTCATTGACCGCTTCAACATCAAGCTCAACTTTGTTTACGATGCAGACCTTGAAGCTAAGTTCCTTCCATACCCTGCACTGCTTGCGTTTGCTACAGGTATCCGCAAAGCATCAGCGCTAGGTATGGAAGACTTCAGTACTCCAATGTCTACTAGGTTGTTACAGAACTTTGCAATGCATGCCAACCACTTCAGTTGGGACTTTGCAGTTGCTAGGTTGCTTGCTAACTTCCCTACCGATACCAATGAGCGTGATGCAGTCAAGATGCGTCTTGATGCAGATGCCCCACGTATTGCCCAAGACTTCGGTGTTACTTTAAACCGATAGCCAACCCAAAGATAGGAGAGCACAATGAATTACACAGTAAGTAACTCTGTTATAAGCAAAGACACTATTCAAGATATGCACGCTGGCAAGCTTCAGTCTTCCATGGCTAAGTTCGCTCGCTCCATGGCCTTGCGGTCAGTGCAAGTCAATGTCAAAAGGTATCAGCATGACTACATGCCTGACGCACCTGCATGGTCTGATGACCACACCATACACATCGCTCATGACAAAGACACAGGCAACATAGGGTCAGCTGACAATATCATCAGGCTCAAGGGGTTGCTGATACATGAGCTATCTCACGTGCTGTTTACCCCTCGCTCCAAGACTGCCTTAGTCAAGTGGGTGCGTGACAATCGCTTGTGGAATGCCTTCAACATCCTTGAGGACAACCGCATTGAGAACCTTATGGTTGCCAACATGTCTGGTGTCAAGCCTTGGTTAGTACACACCGTTACAACTGAGCTAATCAAGACTGCACCTATTCAAGCTAACTCACTGCTACCGCTAGTGTGGGGACGCAAGTACCTGCCATTAGAGATACGCATGGCCGCACTTGATACGTGGAGAGTTCTCAATGCAGATGACATTACTGCACTGTTAGACGAGTACATTACACTCAACCTCCAACACAAACCAGACATATTACGAGCTACAGTAATCATAGGCAAGTTCTCTTCGGCACTACAGGAAGAGCAGGACCTTGATGGCAAGCCTCCTGTTGGGTCTATACACCATGGCACCACCTCGGAGACCGCTCCAGATAGCAAGGCAGACTCTCAACCCATGAGTAAAGCTCAGCAAGACAAGCTGCTTGATAAAGTAGAAGATGATAGTACACAGCCATCAAGTGATGATAGTGATGAGAGTAGTGCGAGTAGTGAGAGTGGTGCGAGTACTAGCTCTGGCAAGACTTTGGCTGAGCAACTACAAGATGCAGCAGACGCAGCAATGGACACGCTATTAGAGGATGTAAAAAGCACTGTACAGTCTGTAAAAGAGTCTTCTGAGCCTGTAAATGTCATGGGTGACGATTCGGTATCTTCAAGAGAGAGCGACCAGCTCATCAATCGAGTACCTGAGTACTCCAAGAAGCTTGAGACGCCTAGTGCTGATGCCCTGATAGCTTCAAGGCAGTTTGCTAAAGAGCTAACGGAGTTGCGTACTCAGCACGACCCAGGATGGATGCGGCGCTCAGACCAAGGTCGCCTAAACGTCAAGGACTTCATGTTGGGCACTGACTTAGAGGAAGCCTTTGACCAGTGGTCAGAAGGTAACCAAGATGTTACAGACATCGAATGCGTAGTGCTTCTCGACAACTCAGGTTCAATGGAAGACATGATTACCCCTGCTTACGAAGCTATGTGGGCAGTCAAGCGCGGGCTGGATAGTGTGCAAGCTAGCACTACAGTAATTCAGTACGGTAGTCGTGGTGAGATTCTATACGGGCCCAACCAACGTGCTTCCAACCAAGTACTTACTGCACGTCATGCAGGTAGTAGTGGTGGCACTGACCCTTTCTGGAGCTTAAAGAAAGCCCATGAAATCCTTGCTGACTCTACTCGTGCTATCAAGATGATGATAGTCATTACAGATGGCTCGTGGGGAAGTGCCCTAGCATGCGAAGAAGCTATCCTAGCCATGCGTGGCAACGGTGTGCTAACTGGTCTGGTGTTCTTAGCTGACCCCAATCCTAGTACCCAATGGCAGTACAGCAAGACAGCAGAAAATGAAATCATTGTTGATGCTCACAAGTGTGAAGTAGCAGTCATGTTGACTGCACCAAGACAGTTAGTTGACTTTGCCAAGGACATCACTAAACTAAGTCAGAAGAGAGTAGAGAGGGTATAACATGAATGCAGAATACTACTGCATGTTTTGTGAGGAGTTTGTTTACTCGCAAGACGTTGCAATAAAGTGTTACAAATGCAAAGAGTACAAGGGACTAATCCCTGTGTCAGAAGCACCAATGAATGAGGAGGATAACTAATGGGATACAAAGTAGGAGCAGAAATAGCAGATTCAAATCTAGACATAGAAGCCAAGATGGCGTGGCACCTTACAGGTAACCACGTACCACCAATAGACGAAGCGTTCGTTCCTGTAGCAGTGCAGGCAATAGAGCTTGCCAACACAAACAACTGGGATGAACTACTAGAGCTACCCAACGGACTAGAGCGCTCAGTAGCGTTCATAATAAATGGCATGCACCTAGAACCATTCGTTACTATCATTCCAACACCAAAAGATGAAGGAGACAACTAATGAATAGATACCAAGTAGCAGTACTAGTTAAGTATCACGTGTCAGCAGACAACCTCGATGATGCTTGGGAGCTCATTGAAGTTGGGGCCGAGTTCCCTGTGACACCATTTGATGATGAGACAAACGTCAGTAGCGTGCAGATTGTAAGTGTTATAGACCTATCAGACGTAGAAGAAGAAGAGGAGTGAGATGATGAGAGAGACACTCGGAAGCGGATGGCCGTATATAATGACGATAATAGCCCTAGTAGTTTGGTGGGTTGGAAGTAATCTATGGAGGAAGAAATGAGTGAGTACTACGATGGAGGCTCCATGAGAGGCTCAGGCATAGATTCTATAGAAGTAGAATACGATGTATTTCAGTGCAATGATTGCGAGTTTGACAATCCAGAAGGGGTAGTCAACACAGACGATTGGGGTAACTACGAAGTTACATGCAGTGAGTGCGGGTGGTTGTACACCGAGGGTAAGCGTTGGGCGTACTATGGCTCATAAAGAGTTATCACATCTGATAAAACAAGCAGAGTCACAAGGCTGGGTAGTTTCCCACTTAAAAGGTGGCCACTTAAAGTGGGTGTCACCTATAAGCGGTAGGGCAGTGTTTAGTGGGTTCAGCCCATCAGACAAAAGAGCTGTCAAAAATATAGTAAGGGAGTTACGCATAAGCGGCTTCCTCATAATCAAACAGAAAGGGACAAAATGACAACAAAGAAATTCCGTACAGGTAAAGCTGCAACAAAGAGCTTTTTACTACCAAGCTTTGACTTGGCACGAGCGCTGTGTGCTAAGGCAGACCCTGAGGTGTTCTTTCCTGATACAGGTGCGATGAGTGACGTCAAAGGTGCCAAAAGAATCTGTAACGCATGTGAGGTACAGGTTGACTGTCTTGAGTGGGCACTGAAGAACGAAGAGGAATACGGCATCTGGGGAGGGCTTACAGCTGCCGAGAGACGTCGCCTAAGTCGTGCACGTAAAAGGTATCAAGTTGTGCAAGTACCTGCCCCTAAAGTAAGAAAGTAAACCAGCTTCAACACAAACATTTGCGGGTCCACCTAGTTGCTTATAGGTGGGCCCCTTGTTATCTACTAACTAGTCTTCTAACGATGTCTTAATAATTCGGGTAGTTTGCTGTTCATCTAAGGGCTGTTGCATCTCCCTTAAAGCCGACGCTTTGTCGCCAAATATAGCGCTCAAAACCCCTCCAGAAGTCTGCCTGCTGGCAGTGATGCTGACGAACTCTTTATTGCTTTCTAGGTCCTTCATATTAGCGACCAGTTTAAACAACCTGTCTACTTCTTGAGACACGTTCGGGTCGGCGTAGCCGCCGTTCATTTCTTCGGCAAATCGCATGAACGCTACCCTCTGACCTTGCATCTCTATAATAGTGGTCAGCAAATCTTTTAATTGTTCTCTGGTTTTAACCTCTACTGGCAGGTTAAATGCGCACGTGTTATCTGGCTTAAATGCAGGACAATTTGCTGCGACAAAACACGTATTACACTGTCTTAATGAGGTCTGTTGTGAGCGTACTACTGACACCTGTTTTAGGACATCTTTACCGTCCTCATCCTTGTCTACAATAGTCTTCGACTCAAACCCAAAAATAGGTAAATTAACCTTTTCTAGTGGGTCTCTGGCTATTACTTTTTTCCGCTCTTCTACCCCCTTGTTAGTAGAACCTACCCCACCCATTTCCATTAAACCTGTGTATAGGGTATCCTCGTTGTTATCTACTAACATCTCATCTTTGGAGGGTAAACCACCTTTTATGACTCTTAAATCTGGCTTATCTTTATCCATTTTGGCCTCTAACTGTAAATATGACCACACTGCTAACTTGGTGGCCTCTGTTGTGTCATCATCTACGAACTTCTTAAAATCTAAACTTGCCTTTTCCACGACGTTCTTGTATCGTAATCGGGCTTGGTCTTTCATCTTCTTTGGATACCGCACCAGTTTGGTGCCGTCCCATACAATGGTCTCACCTCTACGCATTGGTGATAACCAACTCAATGTGCTGGCTGTGTCGAATGGAATCTGTCGTAAGTTATCTGGCTTTGCTGTTCCTAATGCATGAAACTTCACGTCATTATTTGCTTTTAGGCTTCTAGTTAATCCTGCTAATGCTGGGACATTTTCAATTACTGAACCAGGTATTGCGATGTTCTCGTACTCCTGTGCCCACCTCTGTAATAATAAGGTGTTATACGATTCGTGCCATACTACCCACATCTTTGGGTCGTTCTCGAATGCCGCACGTTCCTGTTGAATTCTAATTAATCCCCACTGCTGGGAGTCAAACTCAGTCCAACCCTCTATTCTGTCGTAATTTAACGCTATAAAATCTTGATAGTTGGCGGCGTACTCTTCCATCTCCCTGGCACTCAATCCTGCTTTATCTGCCTGGACTGCGCCTGAATCTACCCATACTTTCATGTCAGAATAGAATCGTTCACCAATTAAATAGTCTTTGGTCTTGGGTAATCCCCTCTTACACAATCCCCAATAATTTAACATGACGTGAGTGACGCCATTCTTTTCTAATAACGTTCGGTTACTCGGAATCTCTACCCCGCCGAAGATAATCAATCTCCGAACCTAACCGTTTCCGTGCGTATTATACGCCTGTCCTTGGTCATCATTTCATTTTGTTTTGCAACTGAGGCTGCGATGTCATCCCATGACCGAACTGACTTTGGTGCATCTGGGCGGAACTCTGGCCGCAAATAACCTGGAACTCCGAACATCAGGCTTGGAATACCTAAATCAAATGCAACTGCCCATAATGCTGGGTCTGACGTTATAAATAGGTCTACTACGCTTTTTGCTCTGGCCAATTTGAGCTGCCTTGGCTTCAGCGGGTCGCCGTCAATTCCAACAGATGCGTCTATCATGTTGTCGTAATCTACGATTTTATTCTGGTTTATCCACTGCTGAGCATGGTTTGGGCTCAGGTCTGTAATAAACGAAATCTTGTTGTATGCGCTCAATGCTCCAGTGATGAGAATCCCTTGTGGGATTGGCTCGTCGTTCCTGTAACCTCTTAATACGCCGTCTAAATCTATAACTATATGCATGTTTTAAATACTAGTACGGTATGTCGCTGCTCGTCTTATCAAAGTTCTTGTGTCTGGAATTACTGGTCGGTCGGCTTCCCCGTAATCTCTGACTTTCTTCAACAACTGAACTGCGCCCGTGCTCTTGCCGCCTTGCCAGCGGTAGTTATGGAAATCATAATAACCTTCACCACCTGTAGTAAAGGCTTGATGACGACCACCATGTATTTCACCAAACAATGCTTCGGCCTGCTGCTGTGCAGCGGCCATCCTGACCTCAGCATTTCTCCTGTTAGCATCTGCGTGCGAGGTCTGAACATCGTTCAACGCTGATGTAAATCTAGTATGAACCTGTATCGCTGTTCTAGAGTCGCCTTCGACTACCATTTGCCACGCTGGGTTGTCGGGTGCCTGCTGTGCGGGGTCTGGTGCGACTGTCCACTCATCGTATTTTAGGTCATACGCAGCGTAAGGGTTGATTGACTTAATGTTCTCAGCACCTGGATTTACGTAAAAGGTTAGCTCGTAACCATTCCAGTCTTCGGTATTGGGCTGAAGCAGGCTGCGGAACAACTCGTTTATCATGTCCGCGATTTCTGCGTCTAACAGACCAGAATACTCTGGGTTGGCTTTACGGAATTGAATACTGTTTATACCCACTAAACAGTCGAGGTCACTTGGCTTCCTGGCCGCTGACCACTGATAACTAACGCCTGAACCCGCTAACCACGCATGTGACCATAACTCTGAATGACGATACTCGCGGTTAAAGAAATCAGCGAGCAGTTGCAAGATACCTTGACGAACCCAACTCTTTAGGTTTCTACCTTCAAACAGGATGGGGTCAAGACTTTGCGACGGCTCGCTGAAATACGAAGTGGAGTACATACCTAGACCAGACATACATCTAGTCTAAGGTGTTATCTACTTAGATTCTGGCTTAATGCCACGTTCCTTTAATGCGGATGCAATCTTCTCTGCTGTGCTTGGCTGGTTATCTATACCCAAACGCTCAGTTAATACGTCCGCAACCTTCTGGGCTAGGATGGTTGATTCAAACTCATCAACAATCTGCTTACAGGTTTGATAGATATCAAAATTGTTTACTGGCCTATCTACCTCAATACCTTCATCTGGCATTGTGGGTAGGGTGGTGATTTTTCCGTCTGGGGTTGTTGCTGCTATAAAAAAGACTTCTGCCTTCATTTGTACATGCCTCTCATTGCTCGTTTTTTAGTGGTCGCTACGCTGTGGAATGGGCAGAAATGGCACAGGTACACCTTCGGTGCTCCTGAACTTGCTGGGTCTGGTAACCCCAACTCCATGCGTTCTTTATCTGTCTTCGGTAACAGACGCTTTGCTTCGGATTCGTAGTCGGGACATCCTGGGTCTGATGGTCGCAAATGGTAGTTGTAACACTCCATTGCGGACTCTGCAAACTCCATTTTAGAGTTGTAGAAGTTTTTATCTGGGTCTATCGCATCTAGACCCTCTGACCCGCCGCCCTTCAGCTGCTCGATGATTGCCTTGCGGCTCTCAACTTTTTCCCATGTCTTAAATGGTAGTAGGAACATTTTGCCCATGTGGCGCTCGCCACTGGGAAACTCATGCTTTTCTAGGGTTAGCTCCAGCAGGACATCCGTCTCTGGTGGGCCGTCATGTGGAGGTAACTCGTCAATACTATTGCAAACTAGGCAATAGACTAAACGGATAACGGGCCCATCGTGGAATTCCCGTTTTCCAATTAGTGGGGCTTCAGACATTACTCAGCCTCCATGTGAGCAAACATCTTGGCCCAATAATCCTTGGTCCACTGTTCTGCTTCTTCATACTCTTTTGTACCCTTACGGGCAGCGAATCCAGGGCTGTTGATACCCATAGAACCTAGGTGGGGGGTTTCTTTCTTCTCCATAGTAATACTCCTTATCTTAGTACGTCTAATTTTAGTCTAGTGTACTACTTGCCTTCTGACGAGGTTTCTTGGGCCAACTTGGCTTTATTAGCTGCACGGGTTGCGGCAGACTTTTTAGCAGCGACTTGGCGCTTGCGCTTCTTTTCTAGCTCTGCTGCAATCTTTAGGTCAAGGCCTACCTCGGCTAGGAGGGCATTAGTTCGCTTAATTGTGTCATCAAGGTCTACAGTCATACTAACTGGGCGTTCCCAGATAGTTCCGTCCTGTACCTTACCGTCGCTGTCCATATCTACAGCGATTAAATTCAGCTTGGCGTCTTTCTTGCCAAGTAGTCTGCTCCAGAATCCCATGTTATGCTCCTTATAATTAGTCGGGGTACTACTATCTTATACTACTTACCTGGATTGACCTGTTGGTCCTTAGGGTACTCTGATGTTGCAAAACCATATCCGTAGAACGGGTTGAGAGACTGGCGATTGTCTAGCGTCTCGTCGTGTCCGTGCATTTGGCTTACTTCTGTGTTCGGACGAATTTTACGGTACTTACCGTCTGTTGCGCCTTCACCTAAACCGTCGTTCATTGAACGTGATGTGTTAACTGCCATTAGGCCATCTTACCTTTCACTCGTTGTGCAGTTCTTTTGTTGCTGCACTGATTACAAATACCGTTGTACATATACTCAATCGGGTTTAAAACAACACCACACTGCGGACAAGGGTGTGACCCTCTATACATTGTAGCGTTTTCTGCCACTATGTACGCCTGTAACTCTAGGGTCTCTGCTCCGTCGTTGTCGAACATTACTTGTTACGTCCTGCTGCAAAGTGAGCTCCTAAAGGACTTCTTGCAAAATCTTTAACAAAAGACTTGGATGGAGAACTAGGTAGTGGGGTCTGCCTTTTTTCAAGGGGTTCATCCATGTAGCTGGTGCCTTCGCCTCTAGGCAAAAGGTGTCCATAATTCTCGGTGATGTGGCTCTCTGGGTCGTTAATCCCCATCTTCTCTGACATGTACTTCATCGGAGAACGCTGAGCTGCAGAACCCTCGAAAGGCTTCATCTGGCCAGACTTTACGTCTTTTATAGGGTTAGAGTTATAATGCTTTTGCGTGACTTGACGAGCTATTCTATTTACATCTGCGGACGCACGCGGGGTTGCCTTCTTGGGAACAATTAGTCCAGAAATCTCTTGCTGGTTGCTGATGTCCTCTGGGGTTGAAGCTCCACCTCTTGCTGAGGCACGGGCCGTCATCGCTGCGCCTCTGGGTCCTGGTGAATCTTTTGTTCCACCGTCTTTTGCCCCTAAAGCTTGAGACATACCCTGCAAGTGGTCACTGTGAGCTGCAACTCTTTGTACACCTAGCGAACTTCTTACAGAACGTTCAGTCATTGAACGAATGTCTTCTGGGTGTAATTCAGGGTTATTCTTGGCATGACCTTCAAATAGCTTAGTAACAGTAGAATGCTCTGAGTCAGTCTGCTTTTGTGCTCTTTCTTGCGGGCTTGCCTTCTGTGCAACTACTGCTGGTGGGACATAATTAGGGTTGGGCTCATCACCATCTCTTACTAGCCCAATTCCAGAAACAGCCTTAATCCTCATCTGAGTTGGGGGCTCAGGGTTTACGCCAGGAGGCTTCATTTGCTTACTGATAGGTAATTGAGGCTGAGGTAGCGTCGTCTTTGATGGAGTAGCAGACCTTAGTTTACGCATTGCCAAATCATCTTGATTAGCGTACTCAGCTGACTTAGTCGCTGCTCTTTCATAAACTTTGTATGGGTGCGTAGTCTGGGCAGGCTTAGGCGACTCTCCTGGTAAAGGCTCTGCGTTATAAACTGGTTTTGGTTGTTCACTTAGGTCATAGTTAGACATTATTTAGCACTTCCTGTACCGAACTCGCCAGTTCTCTTCCCTGTAGGCTTTCCAGGCTTTTCTTCGTAAGCCTCACGTGCGATGTTTGCAGCTTGGTCTGCTAGGCCTTTTTGACCGCCAGCCGCTCTGCGGCCCTCTCCCTCTTCGCCCATTAGTCGAAGTCGGTGAGCTATAACGTTACTCTGACTTGGTACGCCAACTTTATTGGCAATTCCATAGCCGATAGGGTCTTTGCTTGCGCTGCTTGCGTGCCAAGATTTACCTGGATTGTTGTACTCATAGTGCAGCTTAGAGGAGTTGGCAACGTCATTAAACCCTGTAATACCTACGCCAGCGTAAGAATTCTTTGAAGTCTTGGCCTTTCCTGCGACTCCGCCTTCCATGACAGAAGCTCGGGTTCTTTCAACTTGCTCAAGTGTTGGGGTAGTTCCTCCCGTGGAAGCACGAGTAGTCATCTTGTTAACGGCTAGCTGTGCTTTTACCTCAGGAGCGACGGGACGCTTTGCAAATCCTCTAGTCTCTGCTACCTTGTTGCCTGCAGCACTCATTGGGGCTAGGGAGTTTGTATTTATAGGCTTATCTGCTAGAACACCGTTAGGAACTGTGAGCCGAGACTTCTCTGCTGCGCCTTTTAGGTGCTGGGTATACCCCGAAACTAATCCTTGGCGTTGGGAATCTCCAAGCATGGTGTCAGTCCAGTGCTTGTCGTTACCTATCTTCTGAGCCATTTTGCTCATTGGGCCTAGGCCCTCTACAAGAGTCCTATGTGCGTCAGTTATGTGCTGATGGGCAGCTCGGTAAGCTGAGTCTGCAGTGTGTAATGCGGAGGCTCCGTCTGCTGTTCCTGCTTTGTGGGCAGCGAACGAGCGGTTAGTCTGGTCTTCTGCGGCGTCTAGGTGTGCCTTTACTTTAGGTGTAATACCTCTTAAAGTCTTAGACGTCACTAGTGCGTCTAGTCGTGAACGTAGTGAGGAAATGTGCTCATGCGCAGCATCGTGATAGCCTGAGTCGTGGCTAAAGGCGTTGGGATGTCTGCTTGGCTGCAGGTCTAGCTTGCCGCCGTACTCTTCACCGTAACTTCTAGGGGTCTGCGCAGCTTGCTGCTCCTGCTTAACGGCTTGTTGTGATGAAAAGACTTCGCGACTAACTCCTTGGTTATCAGAACCGCGGTATTCTCTACCTGCCATTTTTATTTACCGCCTTTGTCTGTAATAGTCGCTTTTTCAGCAACGGTCTTACCAGCATTCAAAGCTTTTTTGCTTGCAGCTGCCTTGTCTACCTTAGGTATAATGCTCTCTGGCGCACCTCTGGACGAATCTGCGCCTGACCAGTCTCCGACCTTACTCATCTGAGTCGCAGTGTTTCCTACTGGCTCAACTGTTACGGACCTCTGCTTATCGCTAGGCCCTATAGGTCTTTCGCTCTTGCGTACTCTTGGAGTCCCTTGCATGCCCTTCTTAACGGCACGGCGCAAATCTTCTCGGGCTGTTGGTGTGCCCGTTACTCCTACTGCCTCACTGTTCTCCATGTTTCGGATAGTGAGAGCTGCTCGTTTAGTAGGAGTGGCAGTGTTTCCAATAATGACCTTCTTAGGGTCCTTCCCCTTAGCTCGGAAGGGGCTAGGGTCTGTAGTAATGTGCAATAGCTCTTCACCAGCAGAAAATTTAAGCGGGTTACCATTGACACTGTGAGTAACGCTCGTGTCCATTGACTTGGGAGAAAGTTCACCCAAGTGTTTCATGGCAGTGTTTATACCCTTACCTGCATCTTGGAGGTGTCCCCAAGCTTCAGATGTTGCTGAGGTCTTCTTAAGACGAGCTTGACCTAAGTCTCCTGAAGCGGTGTTCAGACTGTCTGCGGCTGAATTTAAGGATGGGTGCTGTCCTCTGGAGGACAAATCTCTATGTAATACGCTTAAGTTTTGGTGTAATACACTAGCGATGTCTAATGCGCTGTTCATTCCCACGGTTCTCTTACCTAAAACTGCGTCAGCGGACTTCAGCTGCACGTGCAGAGGAGTGTCGGGCAGCTTTGGGCGGCGATTGCCTGATGAGGACGGCTTTACGATGCCAGACTCGTCTAAGAGATTGCTTGGAACGTTAACGGGGTTATATCCGCCGCCAGCTCCTGTTGAACCCTGACCAAATTCAGTATTTCTAGCCATTATCTACCCTTAAATATCTTGCAAGCCATTGCGTGAAGAGCCTGAATAGCTCCCAACTCCACCTGAATACCAAGAAACTCGCGGCTCAGTATACACTCTGTCCACTGTCACCACATCGTCAATTCCTGGCTGGAAGCGGACCCCAAAACCAAAACGGTCTGGGAATAATCTAATCTGGGGAAGAGGAGGGCGAACCAGTTTTTGCAGCATGGCTGCGGGCATGGTTGCGGCAAGAAGTGCCTGCTGGGTTAAACGCTGTTCGTTAGATGCCCACGGGCCAGTATACGTCCATCTAGGCTGTACTACATCACTAGGCTCTCCACTACGCCAAGGCTTAGTGTGGTCATACACGCCATCAATTTGTTGCCCTGCTGGGACGTTAAAACCTGACATACTACTTCCAGACTGGCTTTAGATAGGCCATTTGGTCAGCTCTGCGTATGTTTATAGTTCCTGGACTATCCGACCTCATGTTTGACTTTCCGTCATTTACAAGGTGCGGTGCAGGAGTTAGATGCCACATAGGAGCAATGCGAGGAACACGATACACCTTGGCTTCTGCATCATACTTAGCAGTCATCTGTCGTTTAATACCCATGTCAGCGTTGAATGAGGGCGACCAGAAGTAGGAATCGGCTCCGATTCGCTCACCTTTGTGGACTCCACGCTGATACGCCTTTTGATTTACACGGTTCTTGATGCTATCCAACAGGCGGTCATCACGACGCGAGCGGATAGTGCCGAGGTACCCATCTGGATATTCGGCGGACGGTACCCTACCTGTTCCGATACGGATAGCATCAAGGTCTCCGCGGGCTACTGGTGTTCCAGAACCGCCTTGGTTGTTATACCCATGAAACCCACCAGCGCCCATAGACTGCCAGTTTTGGCTGGGTGCAAAAGAGTTATAATCTCCTGGCATTAGTTACCTCCAGGATTGGATGGGTTAGCAGTACTGCTGTCACCAGCGCCATAAACGCTTCCACGGGTGCTCTTACTGTAAGACTGAATCTTTCCTGGAGCAAGCTCACCTGTTTTGAATACGAATGAGCCAGATTGCTGGGTTTCTTTCTGGAAACCAGTCATCTGATGTGCTTGGGGAATGCCTGCAGAACCTGAGTTCTGCTTAAAGTCGTCAAAGTTAGGCCCAGACATAGAGCCTGTACGCATTTGTGCGTAGGAGTTGCTTCGGTTACCGTTCATAACGGCTACCTCCTAGTACTGGTCGTTGACAGCGTCCATAAAGTTTGGGTTCTGGCGGCCCTGAACTGAAGGAATGGTCCTAGCGTTTGCCATAGTTGGGCCTGCAGTTGGGTCAACAGTAGGGGTGTAAGGAACTGACACTCGGTAAGAAGCGCCAAGGCGTTCTTGAGGAATGTTGGTTCTATTAGCCTTACCGCCTGCGGTTGGGTCCATTGACTGAGTGCTCTTCTTTGGAACCATGGTGCCTCTTTTAGCCATGTCCTGTACTGGTGACATTGCTTCGTCTGCTCCATCCATCATGTTATCTCCTACTGAAACTCGGGGGCTATTCTGATTGGTAGCCATTTGATAGTGCTCTTCTGAAGTTGCGTGGGTTCTACCTGCTGTAGGGCCAGCTGCTTCAAGGTGGTTAGAGGGAGCCCCCATGCGGCGGCGCATTGCGTGTCCCATGTCAGTCCATTTAGCCATGACGACTCCTTAAATAAAGTGTAATACCAGAATACGGCGTATTTAGCTTGCTGTAACGGTAAAGACTATTGCGCTTATTTCGCCATCTCTGGAGTCAATAGTTGTAAATCCTGGTTTGCAGGTTAGGTCAAGACCACGTGGTGCGGCATAGCCTCTTGCAATAGCAATGGCTTTAACGGCTTGGTTTACAGCGCCTGCGCCTACTGCGCGTATCTTTACTTGCCTAGTGTCGTAGCAAGCGTGGGCAATTGCTGACGCTACGGACTGGGGGTTTGACCCTGCAGAGACTCTTAGGAAGGGTTCTTCGGTTTTTGGTAGAACTACATTCTCGGGTGTTTCACTCAATTTATGCGCCTTTGTTGTCGATTTAGTGTGCCTGCCTCAACAACAATGATGACATTAAACTTACTGAGAGTCTCGGTAATCTCCGTTTATAATCTTCTCTAATACTTCTTCTTCAACCTTGTTAATACTTATGCCAGCAGCGATTCTGGCAAGGGCGTAAGAGTCTGCGGCGTTGTCATCATTGAACTCAATGCCCCATCTCTTATAGATTTGCATTAGCATCTCTTGTTTCTTAGCATTTCCCTTACCAGCAGCGTACTTCTTTAAAGTCATAGGGGGAATTTGTAAGGGGGTTCTGAGCGTTTCTGCAAAAGGAACAACGGAGTTTAAGTTACCGTCAAAGTAGTCCCAGATGGTGAGCTTTACCAGCCCTGCTAACTCCCCTAGCTTTAAAGCAGAGAAAGAAGCAAGCACTGTTCCCTCCATGGCAATCTCCGTTATGCGACAGTTCTGATTATCTAGAAAGTCAAATTTGTCTGACATCCAAAAACGAATGTCGGACAATCTACGAACTCCTGAGTAAGGAGACTTATACACCCATGTCTCATAAGCTTCTGGTTTAGCTACATTCAGAGCGGTCAAGGCAAATCCAGTTAGAGACTGGTCAATTCCGATGGCCACTTCTCCTGAGAGTAGACCTCCATCAAATACTTTTTCAGACATTAGGAACCTGTGGTATACAGCTCATGTCTTGAAGCCCTTCAAATGGAACCATGAAGTTATCTTTACCATAAGGGGCTACGAACTCGGGCTTAACACAGTCTCTGCCGTATGCCCAACCAATAGCACGAAAAGACGGAGTCTTGTAACCGTCAGAGGCAGAGCGCCTTGTCTTCATTTCGGGGCCTCCCACCATCAAGATGTACACTTGATTTGGGTCGTCTACACCCTCTTTATAGCGCAATGCGTATTTAGGAAGGTCACTCCTGGTTTTAGTAAAAGAGTAACGAATCTCGTATCCTGGAATGTCTAGCTTGCTTTTAAAGGTATTAACGTGTGGAACAAACTCGGAAAGGCCAAACATTCTTGCTGCAGCCAGTTCAGATGCAGCTGCAATCATGTGCTGCCAAGACTCCCAGATGTCGCCCTCAGAGTAGTTTCGATTACGCTCTGGTTGACCAAGCATGGGGAGCTGACGTTCCCAGCCAACTTTAGCTGCGATTGCTTCTTCCGCAGGAGTAAGAGAGTATACCCATCTAGCCATTGTGCCCTCATTCTGGTTCGTTTATGCTGCTGCTGCTTCTTTTGCGCTGACTGAGTGAATCTGCTTAACTAAGTTATTCAAGTTAGAGTGTCGGAATCCAGACCAGTGCTGGTCTCCAGCTACTACTACTGGCGCAGAAGCATACCCGAGTCCTCTGACCATTTCCATGGCAGTCTCGTCCTTAGATAAATCGACAACATCGTAGTTAACCATGCCTTTTGTCAACATCTTCTTGGTAACTTCGCACTGTGGACAAGAAGGGGTGGTGTAAACAGTAACCTGCATGGTAGGTCTCCTAGAGATATAATGGGGGGATAGAGTATCCATTATACGGACCAATTGGTTCTGGTTGACCTCAAGTCATTAGACCTTCTGGTCAACTCTCTACTAACAAGAGATAAATCTCTTTCATAATTAGAAAGCATCATTTCTACGAGCTTTCTGTACGCATATTTCTCTTCAAACTCAAGTGCCAAATCTTGTACATCTTGGTCAATTGCAATCTGAGCTTTTACTAAAGTGATTCGCTCGCCCTTGATTGCTGTGCCCATCTTTTGTACTAGTAGCTTATTCTCAAGCAAGTCTAGTTTTCTCTGAGATGTGCGCTCGTCTAGTTGAGCCATAGTGAGAGTGGATGCGGCATAATCCGCCCAAGCAGTCAGGATAGTAAACTTCTCCCCTACCTGCTCGCTACTCAGCATAGTAATGTCTGCAGGAAGTTTTATGATTTCCATGTCAGGCTTTTGAATTGTTAGCCCTAGGTCTTTGAGCTTAGCGACTATGTCAGACATTATTCTGCGTATCCGTCGCACTGCTTGCAAGTACCGCCTACGTTGTTATTGCACTTAGGCTCTTGGTTCGTCTCCACTGCCTTAACAACCTTTTCAGCACCTTCAAACACATGGCGAACAATCTCGTAGTCACCTTTAATAGTGAACTCTTTGTAGTCTTGGTCTGCCTTCAGCTCATAAAGAAAAACAATCTCATCTAATTCGTGACCCATTCTCTTCATAAGCTCTAGGTACACCTGCCCCTGTAGGATGTGAGAGCGGAAAGGACGACGGACATTTCGCCATGCATCCATGAAGTCTTTAGCATCTGCAAACAGTGCTGGCTCTTCAGCTCTAATAGTTCCAGGCCCAACCGACTTAATCTCAATCAAGCAGTCGTTACCCAGTCCTTTAATCCAGCCGTCAGTGTGTCCTTTAATACGTAGTTCTGGGTCTTCTAAAGTTACTTCAGCGTATGTTAAGTCAGTACTCTGGCAGTGCTCGCAGTTAGAGGGAGACGTCCCCCAAGTAATCTTCTTGCAGATTTGGCATGCGAACTTGCCGTGTAGTACACCCATCTCTTGAAACCAAGTCTGCCACTTTGCGTGGATGGCATGGCCCTCGTCAAAGATTGACTGAAGGCGTAAGTTTGGCTTCTCGTAAATACGGTCATGACCACGTAGTAGGAAGTAGCTGGCGCGACGGCACCAGTCTTTCTTTATCATGTCGGATGGGTGCAAAACTGTGTAGTCTCGGTCTCCTGCAGGACGAGAGAGCAGGTGGCGCTCTATATCTCCTACCAAACGACTCTTAGTTCTTTTAGCATCTAAAAACTTCTTTAAATCAGTCTGTGTTACTGACATTAGTTGCCCTCTCTCGTTCCTTAAAGATGTAATCCTTAAGGGTCATCTTACTCCTATATTGCTTTTGCCATTTTCGCACAAGAGCATTTCTCTCTCGGTGGGACATCCCTCCCCATACTCCGTGCTGCTCATCTGTAGTTACTGCAAACCACAAGCAGTTTGCCCTTACTGGACAGGGAGATGTCCCTTTGGGGCCATTGCAGAAGACTTTTGCTTTAGCAGCAACCCTGTTATAAAGTGCCTTGTCCCTAGGTGGGTAGAATATCTCAGTGTCTGCACCTGCACAACGGGCATCGGCTCTCCACGTATGGTCTATACTTTCATCAAATATCAAGTTTATGCACTAACTCCAACAGGTCGGTTTCTAACATTACAATGTAGTCTTCCCCGTCTAAGTGCATACCAAAGACTGGGGTTCGCCCGTCTAGAATTGCCTCAGTTGTTATCTTCTTTAATTCTGCAGAAGATATTGTCTTGGACTTTTTTCCTGTCCACTTATGCTCAATCAGAAGGCTATCTGACCTCACGTCTCCTTTGCGAGACCAGAAAGCTCCAGAAGCAGCCGTAGTAGAACCGCCGATAGCTTTTGCTATCCGCTTTTCATGTTTCTGAGACTGCTTCTGTCCCTCTGATTTAGCTATCAGAGCCTCCGCGTGATTTAATTGCTCGCTCTACCAGCTCCACTGCTTCTTCCCAAGCTACAAAAAGAGGACTGCTTACAGACTTAGCTCCCAATTCGCGGAGCTGGAACCTGTGTGCTAGCTCTTTTAACTCTGAAATAACGGCTTTGTTAATATCTGAACTACGCTCTACGTTCATGAACTCTTCGTACATGTCTTCATCTTTAGATGTGTATAAATCTTTCATCTTTCCCATTTTGTCCTCCTAGATAATTGGGTCATTTACTGCTAGTACCATACCACGAAGTTCTTCTATTAAGTCAACTTCTTCTCGAAGTGACGCAACGAAGGCCTCTTGTCCCTGCCACTTGCGCTCACCATAGTAAATCCATCCGCCACGGCGCTCGACAATATCTTTAACCATCACCATAGCAGCTACTTCTCTTGCAACATCGAAGTCACCTGCAAAGTTCATCCCTGTGTCTTGGAAGTAAAAGTCAACGTAAGCAACTCTCTGCGGTGGAGCAGTCTTGTTTTTTAGAATACGAATCTTAATACGCTGTCCTACACGGACTTTATTAGTACCTGTTCCTTCTTCAATCCATTCGTCACGACGGACTTCTGCACGAGTAAAGTACGCGTAGTCTTTGCCTTGACCTCCAGGAGTAGTGCGGGGGTCTCCATGCATTACTCCAATCTTCATGCGGTACTGATTGATGATAATACCTAGAATAGGGCGCTCAGCCTCTATGAGGGAACGCTTCATAGCTGCGCCAGCTTTACGGAAGAACTTGTTGGTGATGAGAGCGCCACGTCCAACAGTCATCTCGTCCATGCTCTTCTCATCCTCTGGTCCTGGAACCAATGCGGGCAGAGAGTCGATGACAATACAGTCTATGGTCTTAGAAATTGCGAAGGCCAATACAGCGTCATACGCTTCTTCCATAATGTTTGTCTCAATGACAATCACTCGGCTAGTATCTACTCCACACATCTCAGCATAAGCTGGAACCCATTGCTCAGCTGCTACCCACACTGCAATAAACTCTGGGTTAGCCTTTTGATTAGCAGCAACAGTCTTTAGGGCAATAGCGGTCTTACCATGCGAAGGCTCTCCGACTAATTCATGCCATTGGTTAGCGGGGTAGCCTCCACCTAGTACATAGTCCAAAGTGGTAGAGCCTGTAGTAAATCTTTCCAAGAGGTCTGCACGGATGTCCTTGCCAATTACGACACTGCCATCTCCCAACTTCTTGTTAATCTGCGCCATAATCTTTAGCGCTTCTGCGTTAATCAAGTTTTCCTCCTCTGATTAAATCTAGTACACGGATTTTTACGTTATCTGGTATCAGTAAGTCTAGCTCAAACCAAGCCATAATACGATTGCGCTCTGCTTCTTTGCCAAGCTCATACCCATCATCAAAATGATTTCGTAAGTCTTCTAAGTGACCATCAGATATCATTTTTCATCCTTGGCCATCAATTGCAATTTGGCAATCTCATCTTTAATGTAAAAGATTGATTTCTCTAGGTCTTGTATGGTTTTAGTGGGGTCTTTGAGCCCAGCCCTCCACAAGTACTTCATGGCATTACCAATGTTGTAGTTTCGGTGTCTTAGAACCGTAATGGCCTCTACACCGCTTGGGTCTGAGGTGTAGTGCTTTGGGTAGTTTACTAAGTCTTCTACAGGCTTCATGAAACGGGGGCCGTTACGTGGCCTTTAATAACCAGTACGGCAGCATACTGCCCGTTCTTTTTCAGAAGTGAGATGATTCTGCTCTGCTCTTCTTCTCTGCCTGCAATAACTCCGCGCTGGGCAGCAGCAACGTAGTGCTCCGCAGCAACGGTTAGTGTAAGTGTGGCCTCAGGTAGCTTATCCATTAGTTAACCCTTCCTATGATTCCTTGTGGATTGTAGTTATTTCGGGTGTCATTGCCTCGGGATGCTTTGGTGTCTCCCACAACGCTGGCTCCTGTTAGGGAACCATACTTACTGCCCGACTGCTCCATTGGGTACCCGCACTCGTAGCAACGAGGCTTAGAGCCACCAAAACCATAGTAATTGTCAGAACTACAATCAGGGCATAAGGTGGTCTCTAAGGCACTCTTAGCTTTTGCTTGAGGAGTTGCGGGAGGAGCGGGAGTGAAGGTCGTCATAGGCTGCTGAGAGGGTGCTTGAGGCATGTTCTGCGTCCTTGCAGCAGGAGTAACTGGCTGTTGGTCTTGGAGCTTCTTTGCCCACCAGTCCGCGTTGCTCATCGATACCTCTTGGGTATCTGTAGAAGCCCCATGTCTACTAGCTGAGCTAGTGTGCCTAAGATAGCTGCCTGTGAAACTTGCTCCATAAGTTTGCGGCTTTCCCACCACATTTCGTCAGGTACTTTAGGGAATTCTGTAGGTAAGTTAGTACGCTGGTACTCAATTGCTCCTTGGGATAAGGACTGAGAATAAGCGTAAATTAAAGGCATGAGATGAGAAATTTCATCTAAGCGCTTTTCACTTTCTTCTTCTTCCTTATCCGCCACTTCTTCGCTGATAGACCCACACCCAAGAATCTGGCTAATCTCATGGGCGTCATTAATTTGTGAGTCTAAAAGGAAGCCTCTTAGACGAGCCGTTAGCTCTGCAATAGAAGGCTCTATTCTATTCTTTCTAAACAATCTCATTTTGCCTCTCCCCACTTGTCCACTATATGTGCGTCTGCAATAAGTGGCACTGTGATTTGTTTTAGTCTAATGCCTTCCATGGACAATTTAATAGCAGCAAGCGTTTCTTCTGCACGGTCTTCTGGAGTAATAGTAACTAATTCGTCATGAACAGTAAGAACTACGTTGATGTTCGGCTCATCTACAAAGCAGGAGTGGGCTCGTACAATAGCTAGCTTCATGATGTCTGCAGCTGAACCCTGAATAACAGTGTTAAAGGCTTGGCGTTCTGCACGTCCAAGTAACCCAAACTCACGGCTCTTTAAGTCAGGAATGTACCTACGACGCCCAAACAAAGTCTCTACGTAAGGGATTGGAGTGGTCTGCTTTGCCATGCGAAGAACCTCAGCTTTATACTTTGAAATAGAGGAGAATCTCTTCTCGAAGTCTGTCAACAACTTTTTAGCTTCGGGCACAGTACAGCCAACTGAGTCTGCAATTTTGTCGGGACCTACTCCGTATGAGATAGCTAAAACAAGTACTTTCCCTGCTTTGCGGTCTACCCCCATAGTGTCACCGATGGTCGTGTAGATGTCACCGCCTTCTAGGTAGTTCTTCATAAGGATAGAGTCCTTTGAAAGGGACGCAATAACTCTAGGCTCAATCTGTGAGTAGTCAGCGACTACAAGCTTGTGACCTGGAGGGGCAATAAAGAGATTACGGATTAGTTTCCCATACTCACCAGAGCTAGGGATATTCTGCAAGTTGGGCTCTGATGACGAGAACCTGCCCGTCTCGGCTCCGTGCGCTTTAAAGTTAGTATGGACACGACCATTGATAAGAAGAGACTTCTTGGTAATAGTCTTCTTCTTACCGTTGGTCTCACGCTCTACTTCTCCGCCTTTATACGGTGTTACGTAAGTAGTCATAAGCTTATTAAGGTCTTGGTACTCTAATAGAGCGTCTACTAAAGCATCCTTACCTCTGAACACCTCTAACGCATCCGCGCTCACTGAGTACATGTTTGGTGAAGGGTCTTTCCCTGCGCGAACTGCTTCTTTGCCTTTAGGGGTAAGTGCGTTCTTAAACTTTTTGTTGGGGCGGAGTCTAATTTTGCCAGTAGCGTCGTTCTCCTCAAAGAGGAGCTTCTGCTTTACGGGAATAGAGTTAATTGCAAAGACTTCGCCAGCTTCTTTGAAGGCCTTAGCCTTAGCAACTTCAAGGTCTGTGCCAATTTGCTCTGCTAAATTATCTAGTTGTTCTTGGTCAATGTAAGCGCCAGCCAGCTCCATGTCACATAGTGCACCTAGAACATCCATCTCTAGCATCCATACGTGACGTAGTGAGCCTTGAATCTTAGGCTCTAGTGCTTTATAAAGCTTCCAAGTAACCTCTGCGTCTAGGGCAGAATACTTAGCAACTTCATCAAAAGAATGTTGAGAGACGTCAGTACCGACGCCTTTCTCAATGTCAATACCAAGTTCCCGTTTAACGCAAGACTGTAGGCCTAGGTCAAACTTGTTTTGATTATTGATAATAAAGGCAGCCATGAGAGTGTCAAAGTATGGCTTGGGGGCCACGACTCCACGGTAATACTTGGCGATTGACTTGAGGTCGAACTTTACGTTATGACCAATCTTTAACTTATCGCTAAACATAAGTGGCTTAATTGCGGCAAAGACTTGTGCGGGGAGCAACTGCTTGGGCGGTTCCTCAAACTGCGGTACCCAGCGCTCTTTATTCTTAGAGAAGTGTGAGTCGGTAAGGCTCTTGCCCTTATCGATTTGAGTTTGCCCAGCTTTTAGTAAAGGCTTGGTATGGAACAAGAACTTACCGTTTGGGTGACCCATTGGTATTACATCTGTACGACCCTCAGTCGCAAATGAAATCCAACATACGTCGTTGATAACAGGGAGAATACGGTGCTCTCCGATTGTTTCTACGTCAAACGCAAAAGCGTCAACGGCCATGTAATGGTCTAGGAACTCTTTTAGCTGTTCCTCATTTGTAATAACGTTCATAAGTGCCCCTTAAGAATGATGTTTGGGGAGGCCACAAGGATGGATAAGGAGGGAGTGTTGTGGCCTCCCCTGTTAGCGATGAGCTGGGTTACGAAGTAACCATCTGACGAGCGACTGCAAGCATCTCTTCATGGGGGCTCACGAAGATGGTGTCCACGTCATAGCGGACAGCGTTGATGGCTAGTGTGTCTAGGTCGTCAGCATCCAGCTCCCACTCTTCTGAGAGCTCTGATGAACGCACACGGTCAATAGCATACTGTGTGTCGCGACCAGTGCCCTTACGAGAGATTGCCCAGTAGTACTTGCTCAAAGGCCCACGGCGTGGGTCTTCGTGTGCAGCTTGAAGCTGACGTGCAAGGGTTACTGCGGCAGTAAGAACTTGGACATTTACTTCCTCGTCGCTAACGACAAGGACGTTAAAGGCAACCTTTGAGCGAGGAGTGTCTCCTGCAATGTTGCAAAGGGGACAGGTGTCTCCTGTGCAAACAAAGGAACGACGTCCTTCGCTACGGTCTACCCAGTGCTGCTTATAAACAGCGAATGGCTCTTCTTCCAAGAAACGGACGAGGCGAGCATCTTCTGAGAAGCGAAAGTCAGTGGGGTACTTGCTTTCACCTTTTGACTTTGAGGAAGCAGTAACTGCTCCCCATCCAGCCTGAACGGTTGTTCCGTGCTTTGGTACAGCCTCTACAACGTCATCAACGAAGTAGCTTTGTGCGTCAATCTCGGGCTCAATAATGGCCATGTTAGTTTTCTTTCTTTAGTCGGAGTCGTTACTCTTTGATTTGGTTACAGCATCTCTCCAGCGGTAAGTGATTACTTCTGTGAGATTCTCTAACGTGTTCCATTGTACACGTGCTGAGCCGATTAACCCGCGTTTTGCGAATTCCTCTATGACAATGTTAATAAGTTCTCGTGTGTATACACGATTGCCGTTCACTTTTTTGCCGTTCAGCATTTTAGAACGGAGACGGTAAGGAGCATTAGGAATGTATCCCTTTTGCTCCCAGTTTCGGATAGTGACAATCTTCTTCTCTAAGGCCTGTGCTAGCGCCCCAATAGTAAAGAGTTCTGTCGCTACTCCTCCCAAGGATTTAATGGTGGGGTTTAAGTCCCAGCCATTAGATTCCCCGAAAGCTTGTGCCCTATTCTTTTGGGCGGTTGGATTGTCGGAGCGGCGGTCATGACGAGAGCCTGGAGCCTTGTCCAGTCCCTCAAAAGATTTGAGGATATCGTCCTCACCGCGCATTCCTGGCATGCTACTTCTTTGGTGCTCGTAGTGCCCAAACAATGACTACTGGGAACATCTCGTCAATTTCTTCTTCAGTGATGTTGCCCTCATAGTGAGCTGCCATTAAAGCGTCTTCGTCAATTACACGCACCATCTTGTAGACAGCGTCTCCTAGATTGTTAGCAAGAATAATCTCTTCTGCTTTTTCTTCATCTAGCTTTCGAGTTGAGCGACGTTGCTTCTCTAAACGAACAGCCCCATCAATTGGGGAGGAAAACTCGTACTGCATGTTTCCGTTGCCGTCCTCGTAGCCCTCATTGTCCACAAGCTGCATCAAGACATCGCGCAACTCTTTCTTGCGCTCATCTAATGCGGTAATGCTTTGAGAAAGCCTTATGTACTCACGAATTTGTGAGTCGGGATTGCTTGGGTCATAAACTTCAATTGGTTCTTCTGGAATTACGTTAGCCATTTAATCCTCCTAGATTAATTTGTCTGTTAGAAAGTTTATAAGACTTCCTACTGTTAAGTCAACTCCTCCTTTGGAGTTGATGCCTTCACCGTCAAGAATTGCCCCTGCGATGTTGGACTTCTGTTTTAGCGTATCATATTGTCTCTGCTCTATTGAACTTTGAATAAGAATGTCTTGAATCGTAATACTGGGCCATGTGCTGGATGCACGATTGATACGACCGTTGCGCTGAACTGCGAGTCCTGCTGACCATGGTTGGTCAAAATTGACGAGGAGGTTTGCTTGGGGAAGGTCAACACCGTAGCCTCCTGCGTCAGAGCTGACGAGGACTTTGACTTCTGGATTGGTTTGAAATTCAACTTTGGCACTTTCCTTCTCTTTTGCGTTTAGCTCTCCTGTATACCCTACCGCTCTGACATTTATAGAAGCTAAGGCAGAGACTATTTCGCTGACAGACTTTACGTAAGAAGCAAAGATGACTGCCTTGTAGCTTCCGTCAATGTCTAAGTGCTCTTTAATGTACTTTATAGTGACGTCTAACTTTGGCTGCTTGGTGACAGCGAACACACTTTCTCCTAGAGAGTTTATAAAAGCACTTCCCCCTTCGTGCTCAGCAAACAGAGTAGAACTGTGCTGTAATAACTTAGGGCTGGAGCACAGCATTCGTAGACATGTAATCCTGGACATTATTTGTCCCCGCAGTTCATTGGCAGGGTCTCCTGGCTCATACATTTGGCCGTAGTGCACTGCAACGTTAAAGCTAGCCCCAAAGGCCTCTCTAGCATCTGCAAGCAAGGTAAGTAGGTCTCCTGCAATTGTGTTGTAAAGTAGCTGCCCCTTTGAATCTAGGGGCACAAGTATAGGTTGGCGGTATATAGCGTCAGGTAGATAAGGTTTTACATCTTCGTCTTTTTGACTTTTACGGACAGAAGCCTTAGATAAAGTCTCATGTAGTACTTGAAGGTTTCTATATCTGTCTACCCCTCCGAAGTGATTGCGCACTATGAAGGTCTTGTCAAATAAGTCAAAACGTCCTAGAACAGTGCTATCTACAAATTGCATAATAGAGTAAATTTCTTCTGGCCTCCCATTCTCAATAGGAGTTCCAGTTAAGGCAAATTTAATTGGTACTTTCTTGGCAAGGTCTTTGACCTTCTTAGCCCTCTTTGCCTTAAATCCCTTAATAGCAGTGGCTTCATCACAGACCATTGCGTCTATTTCAAACAACTTCAATGTATCCCAGTCGTTTATAACTTGCTCGTAATTCATTATTACGTAGTCATAACTCAGAGCGTCTACGTATTGCTTTTCGCGTTGCTTGGGGGTTCCATCTATAACTATGGCCGTAGAGTCACTAAACTTCTCAATCTCTTTCTTCCATTGGTATTTTAAGCTGGAAAGACAGAGTACTAAGGTTAGCTTTGGGTCTAGTTCTTCTATGGCTGCAATGGTCATGGGGGTTTTTCCTAAACCCATTTCGTATGCAACAAGGATTCTCTGCTGAGAAACCATCTTCTCTACAGCATCTATTTGGTAAGGCTTAAGTGTTCCTATAAACATAGGCTGGTTCTCCAATAAGGGCAGTCTTAGCGTTCTCGATGCCCCAAGAGATTTCTTCGTCAGTCATATCTCCTGGGTCTTTCTTAGTGCTGTCCCCGTAGTTAAAGAAGAATAGATTCATCCCGTACTTCCTGGCCCAGACTATCATCTGCTCAGAAGCTTTTTTCCCAGAAGCATCTAGGTTGGGATTATCAAACGCTGCAATAACTTTATTAGAGAACCTAAGTAGCTTAGCCTGTTCCTCTGACACTATTGCTCCAAAAGTAGCCACTGCGCCTCCGTAGCCAGCGGTGTAAATTCGCAGGCAATCAAGGGGTGACTCTACAACTATGGCTACATCTTCTAGCTGCTTACTGACTCCGAATAAAGTTTTAGACTTCTGCACTCCTGCAGGACGATTCTTAAAGGTACGGTCTAGGGTTCCTTTTTCTTGCCACCCCATGAGTTTGTTTCCGTCAGCTGTTCGTATTGGAAGAATCCAAGTTGAAGTTCCGTGGTTCCAAACCACGCCATAGTGCTCTGCAGCTAAGTCGCTGACTCTTCTACTTTCTAATGCGTCAAAAGGAGGATAAACATAGATAGCTAAGCGAGCTTCCGACATTGGTAAAGGTCGCGGTGGAGGCATGATGTACTGAGGTAGCTTCCCAAAAGCATCTTTAAGCTCATCAATAGATATCTCGATTGCTGAGGCTAGCCACCCGTTTCCTGCAGAGTAGTCATACTGCTGGCGAGATTCTCCCCATAAAGTTACGTAGAACTCTTTAATGTCACAGACTAACTGGACTAAGTTTCCTTTATACCCACAGGAGAAACAGATGTGCTGCCCAGTCTCCATGTGAATAAACCAAGAAGGATTGTTATCTGGCTCCCCTGTAACACGCTCATGCATTGGGCAGATTGCTTGGGAGTTATCCCCCTTTTCGTCATACTCAATGCCTAGTGCTTGTAGTGCCCTAGTTACTCTGCTCATTACATGCCCCAAGGTGTGGAGCAGAACTTACAAGTTCCGTCACGCTTCTCTGATTCGTCATGGAAGCAACCTTTATCCCATAGCCATGTAATAGAGGTTTCTGCAGGTCCTGAGTTACGAGACTGAACAACTCTTAGCATGCGTACTTCGTCGTCTTCTTCTACAGGCTCTAAGCCTAGAATAACGTCTGAGTCTTGGAAGAAGGAAGAAGAGTAACCGATAGAGTCTGCAGAAACTTTTCCGCCTTTCATTTTCCACAGCAAGGTCTGGGTAGTGATAATGACAGGAATGTCTAGCTTTTGTGCAACACGCTTGAGTCCGCGAGTAATGTTAGTCAGTGCTTGTGGCGTGTTTGCTTCTCCAGTGACTTGGTCTAGCATCAAGTACACACCGTCAACAAAGAGGATGTCTGGCTTTAGCTGTTCTGCCTTAGCAACTAGCGAGTCAATGGTCAGTCCGTTGATAGCGTCAACCATGTGAAAAGGTTGCATCGTCTTTAGGTCTTCAATCATCTCTAGGTAGCGGTCTTCTTCTGCCCCAGTGAGTTTTCCACGACGCAAGTTCGACGCAGACAGGTGAGCACGCATGGCGTCATGTCGGAGAGCTTGCTCTCGATTGTTCATCTCAAAGGACTGGTACATAGGAACGTAGCCTGCTTGGTGGGTGTTAATTGCTACCTTCAAGCTAATCTGTGACTTACCAGTCTTAGGTGGAGCAATCACGGTGATTAACTGCCCTCCCTGTAATCCAGCAGTAGCTTCGTCAATCTTTTCAAACCCAGTAGGGATTCCAAGTAGCTTCTTATTCTGAAGTCCCTCGTACTGAACAAACCTTGCATCAGGGTCTTTAGTGAGGTCTAGGTGAGTAGTTCCAATGACACCTTGAGCGTTAACCATGGTGATGGTCTTGCTCATTTCGGTGAGAGCAGACTCGTGGTTATTTTCGCCCATCTCCCCAAGGACTAACTCAATACCATTTCTGGTAAGTCGGTTCCTGCGGAACTGAACCATCTTGTCAATCAGGTAGTCAAGAGTGTCTTCTACCTTTACCGCTTTAAAGTTAGGGAAGTTGTCTGTAACAGCAATGATGGTAGGCACTTCGCTGTATAGGCTGTAGTGCTCTCGAACGAAGGTCCACACACGACGAAGGTCGTCGTCTACAATCCAGTCGTCTTTAATCCCGTTTTCAATAACAGGAATGATGATGCGGTCGTCAATAACTTTGCTGACGAGTCTGTACTCGTTGTCGTATGCCATTTTGCCCTCCTACAGGTTTTGTAAGTCTAGTCCCCACGAGCCATAGCGTGCAACTCTGTTGGGTAAATCTATCACAGCTTTTAAGTTGGCCCTATAAGGCAGTTCTCCCACAAGGTCATGGAAGCTACCATACAGCTCGGAATAGTTAAACGGGTTCCCGCCCCGATTATCTAAACGGTCAATGAGCTTATCAACGTGAGCTTGTGTCCAGCCATCATCTTCAAAAGCTGCCAACTCAATTGCTAACCCATACTTAAATGCTGCGTTCCAGAGCTTACTCAACTGAGCGTTGTTAAGCCCTGTAATCTTTCTTAAGCTGACTCCTTTGCGAAGGAGCTTCTTCTCTTCTATTAGTTCCGAAATAACTGCGACGTCTATTACCACGATTAATCGTGGGGGCGTCTCGTTTGAGATTTCGCCCCGTAGCATTAGAGGATTTCTACTTTTCCATATTTAATAACAAAGTCTCTAAAAGCAGCAGAGTCTTCCATGGCGATGCTTGCTTCCATAGGGTCAATCTCTGCATGAATGTGTACGGTGTAGTGACCATCATTACTCTGCATAGTCTGACGTACAAACTTAGTGTGAGCACACTTCGAGACTTTCCTAAAAATCTTGCAGGTGCACATTATTGCGTAGGGGTCATTGTGGTCAGCTGAAACCTCAGAGACACCGTCGTCTCCTAAGAACAGTTGAATAGTTCTCCAGTCGTATGCCATGCGAGCGCCTTTCACTTGTTCCTCCTCAAGTCCTTACCGCCTATTATTACACGATTGAAGGCTTCGTACACGAACGAACCCATAGCTTCCCCGTATTTTGCTTTCCACTGGTCTCGCTCCAAGTTGGTAGTCACAATCGTGGGCAACCCTTTATCATAACGGGAGCGGAGAAGCTCATCAAAGCCAGCTACGTTGTAGTCGGACTTTAGCTCTTTACCTAAGTCATCCAAGATAAGGATGCGAACGTTTAGGTAGTCATGCTTTGAGCGCCCATGAAACCCATCCATGTACATCTGAAGTTCACGGCGAGTGTCATTGTCTGCCGAGATTTCATTCTTCTTGCGATTGATAAAGTCTGGTACGGTCATGTAGTAAACAGGACGGGAGGCAGCCGTGTAGTCGACAGCTGAATAGTTAAAGACTTTGCGAGCTTTCTCAGCATCCTCTGGGAGCTTGCGAATCAACTCTGAGATTGTAAGCACCGAGTGGGTTGTCTTTCCCATTCCTGGGTCTCCGTCAAATAGGAGTCCGACACCTGTGACCCCAAGGCCACCAATGCTCTTGATTACTTTTCCAGCTAGAACTAAATCTACCCAGTCTTCAATCTCAGGGTAAGAACTACCTAGGTTGCCCTGCACATCTTCTGCCCCCATACCAATGAAACGGTGTGGAATGTTAGATGTGTTCATAAGCCAACGTGCTTTTAAAAAACTAAGACGGTTAATGTCATACGGCATTTGAACTCCTCAATTTATCCTCGTATCGCTCCATGGAGGCCCTACCTGGCATGGAGTTGTCGAAACGACGCCCATCAGAAGCATACACAAAATCTTCGGTTGGTGTTGAATTATCTGCAAGTTCGGCAGGAGTTTGTCTGGCATCCATGCTCAGGTTCTTTAAAGCCTGCTCAAAGTTAATGCTGAAAGCCTTGAGAAAACGGCCAATAATCCAGTGTGGGTTCTTGCGACCCTCGTTGTCAATCCATGGGTCTTCAAAGAACATCTCCATGATTTCAAGCTCAATCAAGGGATTGACATCCTCATTCTTGCGTTGTCTAGCAAGGGCTCCAGCGATGTTCTTTACGCTGAGTTGCAAGGGCATTACTGGCATTCTTGCACGCACCTTGGCTACAAATTCTGTAGCTACATCAACCGTAGTCCACTCAGAATGAGGGCGGTCAGCCCTAGTCTGTGGGTTGTTCTTGCTTATCTTTGGGCCTTTGACCTTCTGAGCCGCTTCATTATCAAATAAACCAAAACCGCCAACGCTGTCATCGTCATCTCCTTGCCACCGATTCACCACTTTTATATTCTCCTTTTTAATGACCATCGGGGCCTCGGCCCCGAATAAATAAGACGTAGTCTTATTTACTATATCCTTACCAGAACTACTAGTACTACTAGTACCAGCTGTTGACCCCACATTTTTGTGGATGACACCAACCTCATTTTTGTGGATGGCAGGATTCTCATCCACATTTTTGTGGGATGGTGAAACGAGCTCATATTTGTTTTTGTGAAGTCTCCCGAGGTTTCTTTTTGTCCTCGTAGTAACGACCAGTTCTGCTTGCTCTAGCTTCCTCAGGGAACGCCGAATTGACTCTTCAGACGACTGGGCAAAGCGAGCTAGCTCCTCCATGGAGATGTCCGTTTTGTTTTTTATAGACAGCGTGCAAAGGATGTCAAGCAGACGGTACTCGCTAGCTGATAACGGGGTAAAACACTTCTCTTCAAACGTACACATAGGTGAACATCTTACCGCCTTCTTAGAGAATCAACGACGACAGGCCGAGAAGTTACAGAAAGTACCACGAGAGCAAAAAATCCCGAGGCGAAGGTCGCGACGACCAAATGGTAATCCAAGAGCCCAAGAAGTCCGTTGGCAGTCAAGGAAAAAGGTAGAGTAAGAATAGTCTTAAGAATAGAGTCTGGTAGCCAGCGCCCTATTATTAAGCTGAGGAATGCGATTGCGCCACCAGTGGCCATGCCAGAAATGACTATAGTTAGAAAGAGGTCCATGACCTCATCTTACATGGTGATTGCTTTTGTCTCTACTCCACCGAACGAACGAACTACATATGGGGTGTTAGAAGGCAAGAAATTCTCTAGCTCTTGAATCAGTCTAATAATCTTGGCTTGTTTACTCTTGTATAGATGTGAGGGGGAGTTATTCTCTAGTTCTTCCCACACAATCCCATACTCTGCTGGAAAGTTTCCTGCAATGTAAAGGCTGGCAGCAAAGTTGGATTCTAGTTGCGCTGCTTCAAAGTTAAGAGTTCCACCAGTATTGGCGTCTGCTTTAATCTCTAGGTTGAAAAACATACTTTCAGACACATACTTAGACTCGACGTAGAAAGAAAGGGTTAGCCTCTTCCAAGTAGTGCTGACCGCCACAGGAGTTGACTGTTTTATCAAAGAAGGATTAACGCTATCAATCAAGGTGATTTTTAAGTAAACATCTTCTTCTCGAACAGGACTCTGTACGTACACAGAGAAAGTATAAAACTTCCCAGAAGGCATCCCCCCTGTATTAGTAGACGTACTAACTGTAAGGTTCTGCCCACTAGTCGGCTCTACCGACAGCATGCTATCTGCCGTAAATATATAAGGGAGCGTACTCGCGGGATAAGTCGAGGAGGATGCGTTAGCCACATTCCAGTCTGTGGTGATAGCCGAGAGAGAAGGGTCATTTACAAAATTACTCTTGTCGGGCTGCAAAAAGATGTCCACGCTGCGAGATTCGTAGTAGCTAGTTACCTCTGACCTTGCAAACTGGAGCATGTCAAAGTAGACCGTTCCTGGCCCCTCAAACTTTATCTCTGTAGAAGCGTAGGCCGCACTCTCCACAGACACAAGGGCATTAGTTTCAGTGGCTGTTACATCTGGAGTTATTAACGCGTATGTGATTGTATTAGAGGTAGTAGCAGACACCAAGTACTTACCGTCATAAGGGGCACCAATTCCAATAATAGTAATTGGAGTCCCAGGATTAACGGTGTGAGTGACTTCTGTAGTTAGAACAACCTGATTAGAAGTTACTGAGTAGTTTGTAACTGAGTAGTCTGTTCCTGGCGCAGTTCCCACAAGAGAGTACTTGTTCCAACTCACAGTGGTAGTCTGAGGAGAAGCAGTAGTGCTGCCTACTAATTCACCAGCGTTATTATACCAGTAAATTTTAGGTACTATAGACACGCTATTAGCCGCAGTTCTTTGAGCAAAAACACTAAACCTGTACTCCACACCAGCTGTTACGGGTATCCCGTATAGTACTGGGTTATCTTCGCCGTTTCTTAAAAAAGAATTACTTGAAGTAGCTACGGCTTTTGCCGTATAGACAGCGTCAATCTGGAAGTCCTCACCGCTAGGTGGAAGGATTGTGTCCTGAAGTTCTAGTGTGCAGTTTCCCACAGCTCTCCACCTACCAAGGCTTTCATAAAAAGTGCTGTCTTGCGAGGTAAGAAAAAGGTTAGGGGTGTTTGTGATTACTGGCCCAAAGCCAGTAAGACTTTCTATCAACGTACTTAAAGCTGCTTTAGTGCCTTTGCGAGAGTACATGTAGATGGCTTCACGAACCATCTTCTTCTGCTGAATAATTACATCATCGGATGCAGGGGTAATTCCGTACTCATAGACTTGAAGGTCTAATATGTCTGGGCTGGAGTTTTTTCCAGTAAAGTCTGGAATCAATAAATCTGCAAAAGTAAGCAGCTCGTCAAGAGTAAATGAGAAAGCCTGGAGAAACTTGTAAAGGTCTGATTCTGTGTCTACAACCCCTAAAGGAGACTGTTCTTTTGACGTAAACACTCTTGGAAGCATGTTCATAAAATTTTCATGAGTAGTGGCAAGCACTTGGCCATCAGGAGTCACTGTCCCATGTTCTTTAGGAAGAAGGATTACTAAATCATCAGCTACGCCCCAGAGATTGTTCTCAGAGCGCCGTACCCACATGCGGTAGTAAACAAACCTGCCAGGAACTAGTCCTATGTCATTAGATAAGTCTTCATCCGCAAAGTTGTCTACACCGTCTGTAAAGAAGGAGTCTCCAAAGTTACCATCTTCGCTGTTAACTTCAAATAAAATAACACCATCGTCAGGCCATTCGGGAAACCCGTTTTGGTTTCTGACTAACCTAAGCCCGTTCAAAGCCCCCTGAGGAGGCCCCCAATATAGCTCAATCTTGTCGTAGTCAACTGCCACACCCTGGAAGGGTTCAACCGAAAAAGGTAACCGAGGTATCTCACCGTAGTAAGCGCCCCTGTATACAAAACCACCGTATTTACCCAAGAGTTAGCTCCTATTAAGAAAAGTCAGCTTGAATAGCAAACCATGAAAAAGTAATGGATTCACTACCAGTGCCTTTTAGGTTAGCTGTAAAGCCAGTAGTGTCAACCTGAACGGTCACAGTGGCGTGATTTGTACCCGTCACCTGAACAAACACTAGCGGAGTAAATGAAAACTCAAAGCCGAAACTGACACCTAAAGTTCTGGCCCCCGTAATTAGTGAAGTGCTCTGACTACCAGAAGCGTCAACTACTGAAGGTACTTGAGCGCCAATCTCCTGCCAAACCGAGCCGTCCCACACACGAATTCTTTTATAAGCCATTATTTATCTCCTAGATGTACTGCAGCCAGACATCTCCATTTGCACCATCACTTGAAGTGGGGGCACTGGTAGATGCGTTAACACGACGAAAGCCCATTGTTCCGACAGGAACAGAGGGGTCACTGGAAAGAAGAAGAGAACTTGCATCAAAGGGGTCCACATTTTGAGAAGAGTCTACCCAGATAGTTCCTGGGATGACTCCAATAGGGGCAGTGGCTTGATAAAATACTGTTGGCCGAGCCTCAACGAACTCTTGGATGTCAGTACTGCCAGCTACAACTACTGAAGAAGGTGAAATGTTAACTAGAGTATTATTGAGCCCACTAATAGTTTTATTAGTAAAAGTATCTGTAGAAGAGACGCTTGGAACGTCCGCGGTGTTTAGCTGAAGCTTTCCAGAGCTATTAATGCGAGTAATAACTGAGCTGGCCGAGTTCTGAGCCTGAAACAAATCTGCTGTTTGATTAGTACGTGCACGAAGAGCCAAGTTAACAGTGCTAGTGCCAGCTGGGGTAACTACTGTTCCACCAGAAGCTTTTACTCTGTCGTTAAACGCCTCAAACAAACCAAACTCAATGTTTTGAATTCGCTCACGAAGTGACGGCCAGGTCAGAGTGGACTGATTAAAACTTCCACTAGTCCAACCTACGTTTATTACTACCTGAGCTCCAAGAACTGTCTGCACGGAAGTAATCTCGTCGTATACCTGATTAATATCTGCAGCCAAAACAATATCAAGAAGGTCTCTCTTACGAGTAAACGTCTTGATAGATGATGGATAGGATGCGGGCATTACAATCTCCTAAAGTATGTCTCTATTGTCTCTGTTATGCGCCATTTTGTAAGGCTAAGGGCATGTCTGCTTCTAGCTGCGCAATGCGGGCCTCAAAGTCCACAAGTACTTCAGCCATGTAGACCAAGGTAGCTACTAAGTCCAGCTCTTTTCTTCCATCAGAGAAGGAAGAGAACTGCAAACCCTCTTGTGAGGACGTGGTTGGCTTAATAAGGGTGTGCTTTTCAGCATTGACAACTTTTCCAAATACGCCTACCCATAAAGGGTATGATGGGTCACCACTTTCAAACATTACCCAGACTCCTTGCCCTACTGCAGGAGAAGCCGCTTTAACGCTAGCTGACTCCATAGGCCATGCCCATTGGGTAGGGACTTTCCCCAGAATCGCAGGCACAGAGACCCTTATGCGGCGTTTACTCAAGGGGTCCTTGTTGCTAACAACTGTGCCTCTGTAGATGCCGTGGTGTTTAGTCAGCTCCCCAACTGAATTATCCATTACGCACTCCGTATAACATCAATGCTATAGGTTTTAGTCGTAAGACCCTCTGCAGCTGTAATAAAGATACTTACAGGAGTAGTCCCAACAGAAGTATTGACCGTTCTAGTGGCACCTGATGCAGTAACAGTGTCATTAATTCTCATAATAGAGCCTGCACTAGACGTGGTTGCTGTAAGCACAGTGCTGACTGTGCCGTTAGGAACCGACAGAGTGTATGCAGACTGATTACCATTAAATCCAGGAGAAAGAGTTCCAACCGAGAAAGTCATAGACTGCAAAGTAGCGTTAGTAGAAAAGGCAGTTACAACAATGTCGTCCGACAAAGCAACAAACAGTTCATTAGGCTGGGCAATCAGTATGTTTCGCCCACTAGTGCTGCCAGCCTTATACACCGCTGTAACACGAGCATTTATAATTCCTGGTATCTGCCTAATAACGGCTTCAATTTCTTCAGGATGAATAATCGCCCCAAATCCAATGTTTGCGTAAGCGAACTCGTCCAACAATGCTTTAAGGATTACTGTGTCTAATAGTCCTTCGGAGTATTGGTCAAACTTGCTGTAGAACAGCTCAATAACCACAGGAACGTAGGTTGGAGGGGAAACTGTTACTGAAGTGCCAATTTGGATTTTGTCTTCAAAATAAGAAACAACTTCTTCCTTAATGCCGTTCCATTCAGGAAGAAGAACCCCCCCATCTGCAGGGTTGTCACTGTATCCAGGGAATTGGTCAACTGAGGCCTCGTTTCGCTGAGGGGAAACGTAAACAGTGACTGAAGTACGAGTAGCTCCAACCGCTTTCGCTTTACCCACGTCCGCAACTTGCAGTGCAAGAGCGCTATAGTCATTTAGAGACACTGCTCGGTTAAGAGCCGTTAGTGCTAGTGGGGCCTTTTCCTTAATACTTTCATTACTTTCAGGGACTTCTCCCCCAATACCTGCAGTTGTATTAGTAAGAGTAAGAGTTGTGCTTAAATTAAATACGTCAGTATCTGACAACCCAGGTACTTTAAATAACTCTGTAATTAAGTTGACAGCAATGTTCCCAACGGAACCACCACCAAAATGGTAAGAAGCTTTGATAACCGATAACTGATTAGGTATTGCCCCAGATACACCGTCTCCAAATTGGACGGTAACAAAGTCGTCAGCGTCTGTAATTACAGAAAACACAGCATCAAAAGGACCAAAGTCGGTTAAGTGGGTCACTTGCGTCCAAGGCTCAAATATTTCGCCACTTTGTACAAAAATACGGACAGAGCCATCTACTACTTGATTTTCTGATAGAAGGTATGACTGTTCAGGAAACCCATTAG